CAAGACCATCAGAGGCAACACTGTACCAATTCCTATCATCAAACCCGGATATTGGCGTCCATGCACCGGTTGAAATATAACCGATTATTTGCCCGTAGGTTAAAACATTATCTTTTAAGTAGTTAACTGGTTTTTGTCTTAATGTTAGCCCATTGTCAATATTTAATCCACCGCCAAAACTTAATTGGGAAATACTATCCGATCCGCTCACCCACTCGTTTTTTTTGTCGATGTTTTTAATCAGTAATTCAGTGATAACTGTTGTTGTCGTGCCTATGCTTATTTCGGCAATCTTAAACCACGGATTAGAACCTTTGTACGAATAGAAATACGCACCGCCAACAGGCAACCCAAACACAAGTTCAAGCGCATCAAGTGCGGAGTCTGTCGCTGGTGCTTTGAGTGCAAAAGAAGATGTTTCGCCAAGACCGTCACCGGAAATCACCACCACATCACCAGAGCCACCACTTGCCGCAGTCCGGCCAAGAGCTGTATTGATATTTGCGATAATTTCAGCCCTGCTTGTTGCTTCAGGCGTAGAGCCACGCAAATCAATTTCAATAAAGTCGCCATCTTCTCCGTCAATAAATCCGATAAGATATTTTTCGCTCAAATCAATCGTTCCCGGTATCGCAACCGTTCCCAAAAGTTCACCGGCTGTTGCTGCCGTTGGCACGGTCGAACCGGTTTTTTTGCGACAATTAAGGAAATATCGCACATCCCGGTTAACCTCTTCAACGGTTATCCCGCCCGTTTCGGGGTCAACAACAACAAAAGTGTTGTCTTTTTTTGCCGAAACAGTTTGTAATTGCGCTTCGACAATATCAATACGCGAAACACCGCTTGCCGCATCCATTGTGACGTCAAAGGAGGATTCCATGACAAAAGGCAAATTATCGGCATTGTTTATACGCTGTATTCCCGCACCGCGTTCAACGGTAACAGTCATGCCGGTTTTAGGCACAACACGCAATCCGCCGGTAATGATAGCGTCAACGTCACTGTCCCAAAGCAAAGCCTTTGTCAGTGTGCCAAGATTCCGGTAGCCAACTTCGCCCATCCGCTTAAAAACCATGTCGTACTCAGCGAGTTGTCCATCACTCATATTTACTGCGCGAAATTCTCTTTTCATTTTTATGCCTCTTTTATTTCCAGTTCATAGGTTATACCGGCTGCAATCGTTTCATCAATCGTATTTAATACAGAAACCATCTGCCCAGCCAAAGTACCGTAAAGAATAATCTTTATCGTGAAAATTGAAAAATCAAAACTCCGCGCCCGTGCCGGAAAAACCTTAAAAGGCTGACCGTCTTTCAGCGTCACATAAGACCGATACCGTGACGCAAAAGAGTGTGACGCGAACATCCCGGAGTTTGCGATATTGTCTATTTCAGGCTCTTGTGTTGAATATTTCCGTAATGCGACAATCAAAGCTGCTTTTGAAACTTTCGGGGCAAAAACTTTCGCAACAACTCTTTCAATCCAGTCTTCGATTGATTCACCCTCTTCTTTTGGTGTAGAGAAAAAACCGACCAAAACAAGTTTCAATGTGTCTTCAGAAGCACGGTCAAGAAAAAGCTGGTCTATGATGTATTGCGATAATCTCCGGGTATATTCGAGCATTGACGCAACCGCGCCGTATTCGATGTCTGTTGGTTTTTCTATCGGTTCAATGATTGAACCGTCTTTATCGCAAAATACAACCTGATAATTATCATCATTTGTGTCAAAGAAACTTTGCAGATTATTGTTTATTTGTTCGCGAACATCCATTTACGCCCCCATGATAACGACATTCACGGTTACGCTTGCACCTGTTCCAGTTCCGGTTCTGGCAAATTCCTGTTCGGAAACTGAGACATTTGCAGCCGGAGCGTGAACAACCATGTCATATACTCCGGCATTTGCATTCTTTGAAACTTTGATTATTTCCGATACCAGTACAGGCTGGCCAAGCTGTAAGGTGTTTATGTAATTTTCCACCGCGCTTTGAACATCTGTGATTATTTCACTGATTGAAACCCGGACACGCGAAAGCCTGTAAACGGTTATTGATACATTGACCGGCACGATTGTAGGCACAACCAAAAGAGCACCAATTCCCGCAGTCCCCTTTCCCGGCCAATTTTGAAAATCGTTAGGGTCGCCTTCGAGAGCTTTCATTACCTTTGCGCGTAAATCTGAGCTTATTGTCCCTGATCCATCATCCACAATGATTGTGTTTATCCCCTTAAACGGGTAGTTTGGCCGGATTCCGGCATTGATAACGCCGTCAATTTTCTTTATTTCTGCCAAAATGCCGCGCTCTGTCCCGGCATTGAGCGCAAGAACCGCTTCGTTAAAACGCAATTTTCTAAGTAGTTCTGATTCTGCGATCTGTCCGCCCGAAAAAGCGGAAAAATTTATGACGTTTTGTATTCCGTCAACATTGCCATTGATAACCCCTTTACCATTTGCTGTATCAATACCGAGAGCGGCAATGTTTCCAGTTATCCCGGTCACAGTGCATTGAGCTGATATATTTGTTTTGCTTGATCCGGCCAAGACCAGCCCTTCAATTGTTGTTTGAAAAACTATGCCGTTTATTGTCACCGAAAAACCGGCAGGGATTAGTATTTCCGCATCAGTTTGTTTTAACACATCCATGCCGTTTACATTCGCGTATGTTTTGTTTCCGATAATTTCAACATCATCGTAAAGAAAAAGAGTGCTTGAGTCAACATTGTCATATCCAACCGCAGACCAGTTTGAAAGCCCGTCAATAGCTGTAACCAAATCGCTGATTTTCGGGTATGTCGCAAAATCAAGATTGATTGCATCGGCAGGCGCACCAATAACCGCAACAATAAGACTTGTGCCGTTTATCGTTATTTTTGCTGAAGTTCCCGCCCCGGAGTACGACAGGGAAAAGGACGGTTTTCGCCTGAGTGTCAAAAAACCACTTGCCGCAATCGCTTCTTTTTTCTTGAAATTGAAACCTTCGTATATTGCCACTGCGATTGACCGGGCAAGTGCAATTTTGAAATCCATTTGCGTCTGGGAGACAATTTCAGCGTTCGATTCTATGATTGCACGGATAACAGAACCTTCGTTAAAGTCGGTAATATCACTATTGCCAACAATATAGTTTCGATACATTTCAAAAAGCTGTTCTGCGGTATATGCCTTATAAATTGCATTAGCCAACGGAAACCTCCCGCGCATCCTCTGCGCCGATCAAAGAAATTTTATTCTTTATTGAAATTTTTTCACCCTTCAATTCCAGAGTGTCAAGCAACATTTGAACCGATGCCACGCGAGGATCAGCCTGAAATTGAAAAACCATATCATCAAGGTATCTGCTTAATTTCACCAAGAACGGCAAATTCCCATCGTCAATAGAGAGAAGTCCGAAATCAGTATTGTAAATATTCAATGCGCCTTTCGCTGTGTCCATGCGCCGGTCAAGGGCTTGCAGTGTGTTTTCCGAACCTTCCACTGTCCTCATGTCGCCCATTGCTGACGGGAGAAGTTTACCGTCTTGCAGCATAATATCCCGCCCATGCAGAAAGTTTTCAAGGTTTTCCGGGGACAACTCCCCATCATACACAATATTTTTCGCACTTCGAGCAATGCCGTCTGTTTGAATTGGAATTTTCAACACGCTGCCGACATAATTCTCGTCAATCAATTCGTTTTGAGATATATTGTTTGCCTGTAAAATTGCGGTCGCCTTTTCAGCTTCCCCGTAATACCTGACAGCGAGAGAACGGAAAGTTTCTCCCTGCTTCAAAACATGATACACGAAAGTAGATGTGCTTTGAATTTTCAGCAGTTCCTCAGCCGTGAATTGTTCTTCGGTTAAAGTGTATGTGTCTGCATTTTCATAAAAGACAATATCGTCCTGTTTTGGTGTTGCGCCGATAATCCCGGCCATGCCTTCAATAATCATTTTTATTTTTTGCGTATCATTGTAGAAAGCCAGCATGTCAACATCAACATAGCTTTCCAGTGTTGTCATTCCAGCCGAAAAAGCATCTTTATCAATTACATAAATATCAAGAAAATTCACTTGAATATCTTCAATGTGCTGCTTCGCAATATCAATCAATTCAAGCATCGAGTCAAAGATTGTAGATTTTCCAGTCTGAATGTTTGTGTTTTCTGCAATGATTGATTCAATGTCATCACCAAGATTCAGCGATGGTTCAAAAACCGGATTATTATAGCCAAGCTGTGATTCCACCGCTGCAAGTTTTTCACTAAAATTCACTTCCGCAAGTCTTTTTGATATTGCTTCAACCTCTTCTTTTTCTGTTTTTTTAATTTTCGCCTGCGCCTGAGAGCTGATGTTATACCGCTCATAACATTCACCGGAAATCGAATAGTCAACTGACAGATAGTCGTCTGATGATTGTGACGCCATGAAAGAAGAAATTTTCACATAGTAATGATCGTCCATGTCGTAATCATGGAAAACAAGTGAAACTTTGTCGGCAAGCGCATCTCCGTCTTTAATTTTTGAATAAAGCGCGTTAAGCTGCGGAGAAAACGCCATTGGAGAAGTCGGTATTGTCATCCGCCCTTTTCTGGTCATTGTGTAATCTTTATAGCGTATAAGCATCCACCGGAGTTTAAAAAACTCATTCAGGCCGTCAATCTGGTTCGGCAAGTCTCCGGGTTCTGACGCAACCGGATTGTCAGGCGATCCAACAGTAACAAACCAAAGATTCCCGGAGATATTAAGCCGCTTTGTGCCGTTTCCTGCATCAAGAACAAAGTTTGACGTCAGTGTCGGTACAACACTGCTTCGGGTAACTTCTTCAAGACTTTTCTGCTTCGGCGGCTGCATGAAAAATATTTCCGTAATTGTTTTTCTTTTATCGTCAACAAATTCAAAAGAATACAATCCGGTAAGGGAAACTTCGTTATATATTTTTTTTATCAGTATCGGTAAATTCATAGCAACACCTTCATATTTTTCGCTGCTGACATATCGGCAACAGCCGGAACAGCCGGAGCAAGCGGGCTTGTCGATGGAAAACCGGGAGCTGCGCAAGTGTGGACGTGTGCATTATACACCGTTATGAGATTATTCAATTCTGTCCGCAATGTGTTGAACGCGGTTTGCATTTCTGTGAAATTGACCGCAAAGTTTGTGTTTCCGTTCAGTTCAATGTGTGTCTTTCCGGTCATTTTTATTATCTGCGCTTCTGATTCAATCATTACATCGGCAACAGATTTTATGTTTATGCTTGAGTGTTCTATCTGAACACCGGCCTTTATTTTCACAAAGGTGTTTGTTTCAAGTTCAAGGTCTGTCACTGAGTAAAGCTGTGTCGATCCCGGTAACGGGAGCAATGTCGCAAAGCGCAAATAACTTCCCGAAAAATGGCCAAGCATCGTGTCTTGTGACGACCATCCTTTTTGTGTCAACGGGTTTATGTACGCCGTTTCGGTGAGCGCATTGCCTCTGGCTTGATACGGAAACCGGTTTACAACAAAGGGTGCGTGTCTGTTCCCGTCCGAAAATCCAACCATGACCATCTGGCCGGGTATCAATCCTTCATGCAGTCCGTTAAGATTCCGCGTAATCGGATCAATGAAAGCATTCGGATAAGCTACTGCGGAAATCTGCCCGCCTCTGACCGGCTTGACTGTGACCATGCCCTGCTTGAAAATAGGTTCGGGCTGCGGCAAGAAAATTTCTGCCGGTATCATTTGGAATGTCCCGGCAGCTTGTGTCTGAAACATATTATCGTACATGTTCCGGACATAAGTGTCATTGCCAATTCGCTTGTTTTCTACACGCTTTTGCCGTTTACCCATTACTTTCCACCACTGACTGCTTTTCGTGCTGCTATTAAAGGCTTTAATTTACCATCTGTCAACCCTGATTCGGGCGGTAAAATTTCCCAATCGAACAAAAGCAATGCTGTGCTGGCAATGGTTGTTGGCAAGGGACACCCGCGAATAACATTGAAGGTTGTGGTAAAAGACAATGTTTCATTGTCAATCGCATACGCATGGGAAAGAGAGTCGATATAGTAAATCCCAATATCCCGGACATTTTCAACTTTCCGCCCTGACAATGATGGAAGGTAGAGCAGATACATTCCCGCCCGCGCATAGGGGATGTATCGTGTTGTTATTGATCCTTCCCGAAATCTTGATTGATTGCGAAACCAAGTCGCAAGCAGGTTCGCGAGTGCCGGTTTACCCATCATTTCCAAAGGCAAGCCGAGCTTGTTTTTGGCGATCCGTTCAGTAACACTTACCGCAGTTCCGGCATTGAGTAGGTGTGTGCAATTTATTGATTGCATCATATCAATCATGCCGAACGTACTCATTCCACCAGAAGCAAATGGATTCAATGCGCCAACTGAATGAATTGGCTTGTCCATACTGTCCGGGGCTGTGGTCGCACCACCAGCACCATATCGAGCGTGAAAAACTGTTGCCTGACTTGAGCAATCCACGCCAAGACTTTTGCTGATAATATCTTCATCTGTCACAATGACGAAATCGCCGCCAACAAGCATCTGTACCGCTGTCAGGTCAAAGGCGAGTGTCTGGTTCAACACTGCCGGATTGACTGTGCCGATAAGCGGGTTTGAATACGGCAAAGACCGGGCAACAATATAATTGAAGCCCGGAGCAAGGACAGCAGGGACACCGATTGCATCAGTAACAATCGTTCTTCCTCCTGATTCGGTGTAAAACTCCATCCACGGGGACGGAATGAAACTTTGCAAAAAAGACCAAAATGATTGACTTCCACCCTGTGACGCAACTTCAAACATGCTGGCATCGACAATCATGTTTTGCGCATAAGAAAGGTTTGCAATCCCGCCAATCGGGTTTGCAAGCGGCAACATTCGCAGAGCAAGCGGTAAACCATCGGAAAAACTCACCCCGGTATTGAGTGTTGTCGCAATCCATGCGGAAAAAAGAGCTTTTATCCCCTCTGCTAAAGGAAGAAGTTTTAACGCGGAAACCAAATCAAGCGGGAAATGGAGCGAGTCTGCGATATTCTGCTGCATTGAGTCGGTGGCAAGTGTGTCAAAAGAAAGAATATTTTTATTATACAGATTGCCGAGTTCGTCAATCGCCACGGAATAGGTAACTTCCCGTGAATTATCGCCGGACGATGAAGACCGAATACAGGAACGTACTGTGCCAATCATTACATGATAACCGTCAATCCAGAGCTGGCATAATGTCATGGGCTTAAATAAATCCTCAAGGTCAGTGCCAAGTTCACCCCAAATTGCAGAATATATTCCGCCGGATAGTTTATTTATAGAGTCAACCATTTCCTGAATGATTTTTTTGTCGGGAGTCATTGAAACTGAAAGAAGACCGCCGGGAGAGTTCCTGTCTTTCGTCCATGTAAAGCCGGAAATAATACCGCCCGCGTTTGTGCCAAGAACCTCAATCGGCACAAAGGGCAAACCATACGGAGAAAATAAAAGCTGAACCTTTGGCGCATAATGTTTTTGTGGTTCTGCATACTGTAAAGCAGATTCAACCCCGGCATTGAAAAGAAGTCTCTTGCCTGTGAAAATTGCATTTTTGTCAAGGTAGGTGTTTGTGTATTGCATTTAATACTCGCCAAAATACCAATTATGAAGTGCTTCGCCGGGATTAATTAAATCTTCGGAAGCACCACGGAGTCCATCGGGCATCATTGACGAAAGATCAAACAAATTGCCTAATTTTTCAGTTATTTTGCCCAGAACATCGCAAAGAACCTCAAAAGCTGCTGTCGCATTTTCAATTCCACTTGACATGAAGTCAAGGCCAAGTCCGATTGCGGGCATTGATTTACTGGTAAGATTCATCATTGCTTTTTCAAATTTAAGAGCTTCCCGTGTAAACCTTTCGCCATAGCGGAATGTCATAGCCTCTCTTTCATTTTGCCTTCCCATTGCTGTCGCAGATATACTTGTGAGTGCGACATTTTCTTGCGCACCAAGAACACCCTGACCAGCTTGAATACTCGCAGCCGGTACGCCTGCCGCAGCATTCTGGTATGCTGCAAAAAATTGCTCTTGTGTTGCTGATCCTCCCTGATTTGCGTACACATTCCATGCCGCTCTTGCGCCTTTTGCATCAGTACCAAAATATTTTTGCTGCTGCAAAATCGAACGCCGCAACATTTCACCTTCGCCGGTCTGCGAAATCATCCTTTCGGTCAAAACCTTCACTCCCCCGACACCGACAATATCTTGAATACTTTTTAATGACACATCTTGCATTGAACCGAGCCGTCCGGATTCTTCAGCAGAAATAACACCAGCTTTTTGCATCTGTTCGAGATAAGACGCCCGCTTTGTTGGGTCTGACATTGTTTCAACGAGCATATCGCGCCCGGCTTTCCATGCCATGACATTTTGATAACCTCCAACCTGACCACGAGAAACCGCTTCTTTTGTTGAAGAAAAACTCTGTATAATTTTCATTGCAGCATCGACACTTTTTGTCTGTGTGCGCATCGTCAATGCTGTCAACTCTCCACCGATTGATTCAGCCATTGAAGACGCATCGACACCGTTTTTTACCGCCTCTTCGAGTTCTGACGAAAGAGCTGACATAAGTATTGGCAATTCTGTTTCAATTCCAGCACCCGCTGCGCCGTACATGGCAGAACCATAAGCGGCCTCTTTTCCGACACGGGCAAAAGTTCCAGCCTGTCCTAAAACTTCTTCTGGTGATAGTCCAAATATATTTGCCATTCGCAATGAATTTTGATTTATTGCGCCACGCCCCGATGCAAATCGTCCAGTCTGCATTGCATACGCTTTTCGTCCACCACCTATTTCTGCTGCTGAAAACAGTGCCGAGCTAACGTTATTTGTTCCAGTGATCCCTGCATTGCCCTTTTGCTGCATACCAAGAGACAAATACGCATCTGCAACCTGATTTATTTTGTTTAGTGCAAACCCGACAATAGCAACAACCGCCCCGATATACGGAAGAGAAGATCCTACATTCCCAATACCAGTATCTCCAAATCTTCCCCCACCTGTTGCGCCACCACCTGCCGCCGCGCCACGTCCTGATCTCGACACTGCCCGCTCAAGACTTTTGTTTGAGTCTATGAGTTTTTTTATAGAGTCGTTCAGCTTCCCGGTCTGTTGCACTCCGGCATCTTTTGCGCCCCCGGCTTGAGCCGCTGCGCCTGAACCGGATTGTTTTTTTACCAGACTTTCAAGCTGCTTTCTTTGGCGGTCTATCCCGCGCCCGGCGTCTTTGTATTCAAATTTTATTTTATAATCCATCGACAATTCCTTTTCCGCTCAGTTTGTCGAACATATCTTTCTGTTTATCTATGCGCTTTTGCAGTTCAGTGTAAACACCATCATTCGCCATCCCGCTCTGCGGTTTTTTCTTTTTCCAGTCTTCGCTTTCAAAGCCGTACTCTTTTCGGAGTTCTTCGAGTTTCGCTTTTTTCATTTCTTCAAGTCTTTTCTTTTTCGCCTCTTGAATATCAAGACCTTGTAGTCTTAACAGGTCGCGATCTGCTGCGGAGAGTTTCACGTCTTTTAGTGTCATTTCTTCGATTGCTGCTGATTCCCTCTGGAATGATACATCGAGAGTCCAGTTTTCTTGTGACGGTATGACGGCAAAAAGATAAATTAAAAATGCCTGTTGCCGTTCATGCAGGTTGTTCATATCGAGTGTGGCCGGGTAAACTTTGAAATGTTTCATCATAAACCCGGTCATAAAATATTCACTCTTTTGCGCTTCCTTCAAAGGTTTTATTTTTTTTTAACTTCCCGTCAAGGGCTTCTGTGAGATTCTTTATTTCTTCAAATAAAGATTCAATAATCCCGGAGTCGGGAATATCAAGAGCTTTGCTCCAGTCTGTGTTTTCGGGAAATTCCACCGTGCAGGCGTCTATTGTCGCCAGCTTTTCGGCAAAAATTGCATCCTGAAAAGATATTGATTCGAGCGCAACACCGCCAAGAAGATAAGCCTTCTTGACGGCAATTTCCATGCGCTCTTTGGGCAAAACTGCTTTGATTGAAAAATCAAGCCCTTTGATCTTTACGGTTTTTGTGCTTTCTTTCTTAATGTCAAGAATGTTCATTTTCCATTTTCTCCGTTTTGTTTTTTATGATGTTTGCAGTCCGGGCAATACCGCCTTTGACTGCCAACGAGTGCCAAGAGTATTGAGTGCGCCCACTGCGATATTTACATTTCTACCGCCCGGCTTGCACCCCAGAGCGGTCAGCAGGACAGTGAGTGTGTGAATATCAATCGCGGTAAAGGCATAATAGCCACTTGAATTGATATTTGACGTTCCGTCCGGTCTCCATCCGGGAATTGACAATGCGCCCTGCACATCCTCACCCAAGAGCAAATATGTATTGATATTGATATTTGCATTGTATGACAATGATTTGAAATCACGCGCACCGTAAAAGCCGAGAGTCTGAATTGATTCAAGGCGAAAATCTTCATCAATCGAAAACTCACTGGTGAAAGCAAGGATTCGATTATCTTGCATTATGATACTGTCTATCCCCGCACCAACAGGGGCATTCCCTTCGGGAGTTGAACCATTGTAAAACGGCATAATATTCTACCTTCCCTTTATATTGTTTGTCCGGGGACAATAAATTCATTGGTAATAAACGCAAATCGCGGAGTAACCGACATTGTTAGAACCGCCTTTGCCGTAAACACTTCGCCGGAAATAGAAAATTCAACACGGTCGAAAGCCTTTTGGCCGTTCGGCGCATCGGTGATCCACTTTTTAACGTTCTTGTAATACGGGTACAGTTCGGTAATGAGCCAGTTTTGAATTTTCGCGATAATCACAGAGTTTGCCACTTCGTCAAGTTTGCGAATTTCTTCTGTGATTTTCAATTCCTGATCCTTCGTCAAAACATTCACCATATATACGACCGCCGGATTTGTCCTTGTAACCTGCGAACCTTGAAAGGTTGTGTTGTTTCCGACAATCGTAAACAGGTTTCCGCTGGTTGCATCGTCTGACTTCTGAATGAGTGTTGCGCCCGCATCAAGATAATCGCTTATGTCCGAGCGTTCAACTTCGGGAGTGCTTAAAACATTCAGATACTTAAAAACAATATCCATGCCAACATTGTTCGCGTACCTGAGTCCGGCGACAAGCGCATACAGATAATACGGTTCAAAGGTTCTGCGTTCCCCGGAAATATAATCAAACCGGTCAAATTCGGAAACGCAATATTCAACGTATGCGGAATTGAGAGACTTCATTTCTTTAATCCGCAGAGCCTTTGTATTGACCGATGAACCAGCACCAAAACCGCATTGCCGGTATCTGCGAATTTCAATATCATTCATTGCTTCAACGTGCGCTTTGGCAAGCTGGTGAATTGTTTCGCTTCCAGACATTACGACAATATTATTGAGCTGATATTTTTTCAGCTTTTCAAATGCGTCAGTCCAGTTCTGTGTTGTTGCAGCTGAAACTGATCCGCCTGAAAAATACTCAAAACTTGTCAGGTTCGCGGGAATTACCCGTGTTGCGCCAGACGCAAAAGTAACGTCCAAATCTTCAAGGCTTGAAAGTTGCCTGATAATTGCCTCGACCGTGCCAACAACACTATACTCTGCGGTCTTAATATCCTGAGCTGTGACAATATCGAACACGTCAGCCTTTTCGTCTGACTTCCCAGAGAGGGTGCAGGTGTACGCCGGGTTGTTATTGATAAAATTTATCAAACTTCCCAAATCCGTATAATCTGCAAGAGTAATGTCCAAATCTTCGCCGGTCGTACCGGTAACTGTGGTTGTAATTTTTGTTGCGGTAATTGACATTGTAGCTACCGATCCGGTTCCGATGTAGCGAATGTCAAAAAGCGGTAACTGGACATCATCTTTTTTCAAAACTGATTCGCCCTTATACAACACTTCAACCATCTTTCCAGTGTTCGATCCGGCTGAAAGTTTGATTGCGTAAAGGTTTCCGTCTGTGCCGAATTTCTTTGACTTCAACACAAGAATATTGTTTGCGCCGCTGTCTTTCAAATTGATCTCTGCTTGCGTCATCTGGTTTACAACAAGACAAATTGCGCTTTGCGGTTTGTTGAAGCGTTCGTCTGTTGTCGGTGTCAGATAAAATTCTGCACCATAATACAGGTCTCCGCCGCCGAAAACATTTTTTGCCTGTGTCGGGTCACTGACAATATTCAGCACATCTTCAACGCTTTCAAAAGCGTCAAAGGGAATCCCGCCGTTTTTCGCTTCGCCCATGATAACAACACGCCCGGTAATCGCTCCCGCGCTTGAATTATCAGGGAAAACCCGCTTTACATACGTTCCGGGAATATTGATCCGCCGTCCCGCAAAATCGTAATAATTACCCATGTTTTGCCCCTTTTACTCCTTGTAGAATTTTTCAAGAAGAGAGTCCCACTCTTTTCTTGTCTTCAGGTCTGTTTTCATAACGCCGTTCCGGTATAACCAGTTGGCGAATACAGTATCAATGCCGTGTTTTTTTGAGAAATTGGCAAGAAAATACATCAAAGAAATTTTCTCTGATTTTTCCCTTGCCGGATATTCCCGATCCTTTACCGCTTCATCAATCATTTATTATTTCCCCCGATGTGGTGGTTTCAAGGTCAACTACAACCGAAGAGAACCGCTCTTCGGAGTAAACCATGTAGTTGTTTCTCGTATTGAGAAATTGAATGCTGTATTCTGTTCCATAAAGAACGCGCCCGAAATTGAAATTTGTCAAGCCTTTAACAATGGACATTTTCATATTTTTGACTTTGCTGTCGTCACCCATAAAGCCGACAAGCGCATCGGAAAGAATTGATTCAACCATCATTGAGAGAACCATGTCCATATCACTTGTTTCAGTCCAGAGTGAAATATTCACCTCTTCGTTTTGCCGGTATTTATTCACCCGACAAAACACACTATGTCCCTCTGCCTTTATTCTTTTAATCAATGCAATTTGAGCGTCTGTGATAATACCCGCCTGAACACGGTCTTTCATCTGCGTGTTTTTTATCACATCATATTCGGCAATCCAATCATCATCTATTGCGATGGTTGCCTGACCATGCCCCATGACAATGCCGTCACTTGCCGGGTTTCCCGGAGTAATGCCGATTGCAGGGACGATATTTGAGTTGTTGCTTGGCATTGTTTCGGCATTATTGGCAAGCTGTCTCTGCATAAGAAGTACAAGCGGATGTTCTTTTGATACATTGATATTTTTAACCATGCCGTTTGTCACCCCAGACAGGTCACGCAATGCCAGTTCGTTTTTTATCAATGTAATAAAAAATTCAATCGGATGTATTTCATAGTCGTTGAATTTTGTGATAATGTTCAAGATAACGCCTCCCGCACTACCGCCTTGCAAAATTCAGCCATGACCTCCGCCATGCGTTTATCGACATACTGCTTAACTGATTGAAAAACAGGTTGTGGCGATTTGTTGGGGTATTGCCACCCTTTTGATTTTTCGTAAACTCTGCGGAAAAGCCCGTACTGTGAATGATATTTTTGCGTGTTGTATTGTGTTAAACCGAGAGCCGATATTTTTCTTTGGCCTGATTGCAGAGAACCGCTTGACACCTTCCCGCCACTTTTCAAAATATCGTGCATTTCCTTTGACATCTCGCGCCCTCCGAAAGAAGAAAGACTTTTACCTGTTCCCTTCTTCTTTGGAGTCGCAACAGGGAAAGGCACGATAATATATTTAATCCCGTCTTTGCCGATTTTCGCCTTGTCTGACTTCAAAAGCGCATCCTTGATTGACCACGATTTCACACCTTCTTCAACCATCATGGCGAACATGAATAAAGGTCGATTGCTGGTTTTGTCAAGAGCGGATTCATCGAGAAAAACTTCTCCAGTCTCCCCGGAAAAATCAGACTTGATTGCCTTTGCGTATTTCTCACCCCATCCGCCGATTGACGCCGCTTTGCTTATCCAGTAATCTTCTGTTTCATTAACCATGAGTTCAATCAGTGCAGGGATTGCGGAGTGTATTTTTTCGCCCAAATCTGCAAACTTTTCTTGTGACGCATCTTCGGCCATGCTGATTGCGCTTGATATACTTTCAAGTGCTGCGCTCATAAGTTCTTCTTCATCAAAAGTGAAAGTCAATTCCTTTCCCCCAACAAAGTCAATACATCCGAGTCTGTGATTTTTGACCAGCTTTTCGCGTAAACCAGTTTCGGATATTGCTTGTTTTCAAGATTGTTCGGCTGTGGGTTGTTTTCAAAAACAATGTATGCCGGTTTATATCCATATCGAACGGAAATACTTTTTCCATCCTCCGGCCTGTTGTCTGTCAACCATTCGATATACCGCCCGCGTAAAACATAGTCAATGCCAATATTGTACGCTTTCCCGGTCGAGTCAAGAATTGTCTCATTCAGGTCGTATGGTTCAAGCTCCCAGAGTTCATCATGTGTTCCGATGTGTGTCAATATCTGGTTTTTGTAAAGGACAGTTGCGGCAAGAATGATAATATCGCCTTTGGCGAAATTCCACCACGGGAAAAAAGCCATTCGGCACTCACCGCTTTTCAGTTCATTCGTCCACTTTTCAAGATTGTCCGTGTTGGCAATGTCATTTGTAATAACAAGCCCCATATCGGCAACATGGTAATCTGCATAATATTTCCCGTCTTTGATTGTTTCATCGTCACCTATTGCAATGTAATTGCTGGAAAAGGTAAAATTTTTTATCTCTGTACCGTCTTCATGGTACACCTTCGAGACACTGGCAATGTCCCGGAAAGCGTCAAGCGGATTGCTTGACTGGTATTCCGCATTGTATCGCGTACCGGGACAATACATGATTTTCAAATCACGCATAACATTCAATTCATCTTTTATTATTTCCGTCCATCCGTCAAAGAAATAGGAAATTCTCTTCTTTTCGTAATCCGGCACATCTTCTTTGACGACAATTTCCGATCCAGTAAAAGACTTTACCGTCAACTCTGATATTCCGCCCTGTACCGGGGACGTAACATGTTGGACACGCACAACCTCAAGAACAGGTTGCCAGAATGGAAAAATAGATTTTCCGCACGATGGTGGTTGCTCATCGGACACGAAAAACCGTCGCTGATATGTGTAAACATACCCTTTCCCCCGGCAGACGGCACAGTACATGTCTGGTGATCCGTTATTATCGCCTGCACACGGACACGGGACAGCTTGCCTGATTTTGCAAAGCTGCCCGTGATTCATTATGAGTTTTTTGAAACTCTCCGGGTTTCCGTAAACAACAAGAGCCGATTGCTGGCCTATGTTTGTGTTTATGCCCATTCTTCACCGTGCCGTAAAAATTTTATCGCGTAGTTCGGAAATTGCTTTTTGAAGAGTTTCCGGTTCTTTGGATTTACTGCGTTTTGCAGTTTCAAGAGAAGATTTTATTTCTTCTGCGCTCTCAAATCCAACCTCACTACCCTCGACCTCTTTGTATTCAGATGTAATGTCTTCCTTTTTTCTATTTGTGGCGAAAGGCATAATAACTCCAAGAAGTTCTCCATTGCTGGAAACAACGCGAACAGGCTTGTTTTTCATATCTCTTGAAAAAAGAAGTCTCACATCCTTATTTTTTCCTGTGAATATCGAAAGATAACTAATATCAAAAGCAATAACATCACCGTCACTGCGAAGAAAATATGACAGAGTTTTCTTTTTGCCATCAACAACTCTCTGTGCCGTCATTACTGGTGCTGTAATCTCCTCGTAATTATCATTTGATTCTTTCCTTATTTCTTCTACTGCCCTATATATATTGTTGTCACCATCATACGGTTCTGTTCGCTTCAATTTTTTAAGTGCTTTGTCAAATAATTTTTCAGACATGTTTTTTTCAAAAACCAAAACCTTTCCGTCCGTATAAACACCAGCATCCTTCATTTGCGATGATAGAAGTGATGGTCTTAAACTGAGATTGTTTGGAATTTTATATTTGCTGATTGAATTTACAAGTGAAAAGTATTGCTCTTTCTCGTCTTTTGCGTTATTTGCGTACCGCGTGTTGAATATTTTTTCACCCGATTCGTTTACATATTGCTTAACGAAGAAATTGCCTTTTTCCCCCTCTTTGCTTTTTGCAGATGATTTTTCATTCAACATGGTTTGACTTACACTTCCCGCATCGGTGGCTTTTTTCTCTTTTTTCTTAATGTGATTTTCAATGTCAACTTGCAATGCCAGCGGAATGCTGTTTTTATCTTTATTCCCGGCTGCTGAGTATTTTTCAGACAAAACATCAAATAATTCATCGGCACTCATATTGTTGTTTTGTGCGTATTTACCGATTGCAAGCGCACCGATTCCGCCGGGAGTATTCTTTATATCTTCAGCGATTTCAAGTAAAGACTTTAATTCAACATCTTTGCTTTCTCCACCCTGTGTGCCTGTTTTTTCTTTCGGCTTCTTTTGAGAAAACACGTTCGCCGCAGCTTCCGTTATGCGATCAATGAGTTTTTCAAAGTGTTTGTTTTCAAAGGCATCCTGACTTTTCCAGTGAAATTTCCCGTCTTTCACATCGAAATGAAGTTTTGCTTCGCTGAACGCACCGATGATTTTATACGCCTTTGTATTCGATATGCCATCAAAAAAATCGCTGTCAATACTTGCGCTTGAAATTGCACCCGTTTTATATCTGGTTACGGAAAAACCGGCAAAGTCTTCAAGAGCTTTCTCGTTAAAATAAACGCGATCTTTTCCGTATTGCTGCCACCTTTTTCCGCCAACGCCTGTCAGTGATTCAACTTTTTCCAAAATCGGCAAATCTTCAAAGCTGACAGATTTTACTTTTTCTCCGTTTTTCTTGTCGCTTTCACTTTCCGAAATTGTCTCGAAATTATCTTTACCACTTTCGGCATCATTTTTTTGCTCAACTTGTTCTGCTGCATCTTTCGCACCACCGTACAAAGCCGCGATTTTCTGCATGATTGACAGTTTGAATTTTGGATTAACCTTCGGTTTTTTCTCTTTAGTCGATTCCTTTTTTTCTTTCGGTTTCGCCTCGCCCTTTTCTTTCTTTTCGGCAAGTTTCGCACGCAACAAGGCATCCCACTTCGCTTTATTATTCAGGTATTCTGCAAGGTGATTTGCAAAATCAGAAAGCGACACATCGGCAAGAACGGTTTTGTTTTTCTCGTATTCCGCTTTGACCTTCTGCTCTGCCTCACTTTCGTTTTTCAAGCCGAAAAATGAAAGGATTCCGTCAATGATGGAGTTTTTCTTTTTTTCTTCTCCGGGGATTATCCCTTTTTCGTTATAATCCTTAACCTGTTGCTGGTTGTAAAAATACAACCACTTCCGCCCCGGCTTCGGGTTCGGATGTGGTATGCGCTTTATGTATTTATGATTTTTCCCGCCGCCTCCGGCTTTTCTCAGTAATTGCATTTTCAATTCTTCAGCGGCATTCTTAATTGATTCCGACATATTTCAATCCCACCTTTCCATTGATATAAATACGCTCAAAAACCATCTTCACGGCTTTCTGCATTTCCTTCAATACTTCTTCCATGGGTTTCAAGTTTCCGGCTATAATGTCAACCTGTTTCTTTGCGATAACGGACGGTGCTTCAGCTTTACCCTTTGAGCGTGACGCCTCGATCTGGATTCTTGCCTCTTCGACATAACTGTCCTTGTTTTTGCGTATTTCTTCAATTTCAGCCCCTATTGCCTGCGCTTGCAGTCGGAGTTTTTTTGATTCTTCATCTACTGATTCAATGGTTATTCCACGCGCATTCAGTCGAGATGAAATATAATCGCGCATTTCTGCGTATGCTTTTACTTTCTTTTCGCCCTCGCGAATATCTTTTTTCTTTTCCGCAATTCGCCTTTGATAACTTTCAATCGCTCTTTTGGCCTGATTTTCATAATAACTGTAATCGTTATCTTTTTTTCGCTCTTTGAGTTCAGCTTCTTTTGTTTTGCGATACTCTTCGTATTCTTTTTGCATGTCTTCAAGTGATTCCCGGTAGTCCGGGAGATTGTTTTCAATGCGCTTTTGTTCTCTTTCGTATTGCTGATAGTCTGATTCATACTTTGTCAAGGTGTCGGCCTCAACAATCAAATCATTCATTTTCCCGGATATTTCTTCAATCTTTAAGTCCATGACAAACTTTGCCCGTGTTTCGGGGTCTTTTATCAGGTCAAATTTCAGGTCTTCCGGGTTAATTTCACCGACATCAACAGTGTTTCCCTTGTACGACCAAAGGGCATTGATACGGTTTCCTTTCTCATCGTGCTTCTGATACATTGCCGCATCCACGGAGTCAATAAGCTGCGGGTACACAATGTGAACCTGCCCCTGCTTATTGCCTTGCCGCCAAGCCCGGCCTTCCACCTGCACGGTTTCAGTCGGATTCCAGCCAAGCAGAAGATTGTAAATTGCAGCAGTGTTACCGTTAAGATTGACGCCCTCTTTGATTGTTTCGCTGCCGATAATAACTTTTATCTTGCCGTTTTCATTGTTAAAATCTTCCATGATCTTGTCTTTTTTGTTTTCGTCAGTGTCACTATCTATTACCGCGATTGCATTTTTGGGGATTCCCTTTTTGACAAGATTATCTATAACCTTATCAAATTGCTTAACGCCTCGCGGCATATAGATTATCTGGCCAACATCCGGACGTTTTTCATAAAGACCTGCAACAGAGTTTGTTGTAAATTTCAACTTCGGAGAGTCTTCAACAAAATCACTGCCTTTCAATAGAGACTTTGCCATGATACCCTCTGGCGTATCATTATAAAAACCGTCATCCATTTTAACCAGATAGGGGGATATTGTCGCCATACGCATGTTGTTTATTGCGACAAGAGCCGCCCCCGGTGTTGTCTCGCTGGTTTTCTCAAATCTTTTTCGTTCGACCTCATAAATTGCCTTTTGCACATCTGACATTTCCACCTGTGCAATGTGTGTATTCTTTTTCGGCCTGACAATGCCAGCTTCTTCTCCGTCAACGCGATCCATATATTCGCGGATAAGATTCTGTAAGGCCGTGAGATTGCAAAATTCTTTCATTACATTTTTTTGAACGATATTATTTTTGCTGTCAACGCCCCATTCTGTGCGAACCTTTGCGAATTGTGCCATAAATTCATGCAGGTTATATATCCCCAATTCCTTCAGTCGATTCCGTGCAAACAGGGAAAGTATATTGTAAATTTCAATCGGGCTGTTCGTGAACGGTGTTGCGGATAGTCCAAACATATTTCGGCCATTGTTTTCCCTTTGAACCATCTGGGCAATCGCAAACATTTTCAACCCACGGGCTGATTGTCCGCAGGTCATCCCTGAAAACTCATTCGCGGTCCTTTTCTCAACCTCCATTCTTTTTTTGCTGTCCCATCCTCTTCTTTTTCGCGGTTGCGCGTTAGTGAAAATATTTTTGAAATTATGAAGTTCGTCAATGGTCACATGGTCAAACTTCAAATCTTCCCAATAATGAGACTGTCCTTCTTTTACCCTTGCACCGAGTCCAACAAGTTCAGCTATCTTATCTCTCTTCGCCTCTCTTTCTTTGTCGGTATCGCTATCATCCTCGTTTTCCTGTGATTCATACATATCGTCAAGTAGGCCACCCCTCATGGTTTCAGGCTTGAATGTTATGGAAGATAAAGCCTGATAGGTGATAATGGTAAGTGATCCCTCTTCGGCAACAAATCCAGTATTCACCTTCGACATATTGCCAAGATAATTTATTTTTACGTTCGGGAATAAGTCAGAAACTTCCTTTAGCCAGTTTTTGCTAACCGCTTTCGGTACACAAATTACAGGTCTTTTCGCACGGCCTGATTGTATCTGGTTGACTGTTGCCAAAATTGCAGACATTGTTTTGCCAAGACCAACATCGTGAACCAGAACGCCGTTTCCCTTGTTCGCTAAAAATGAAATGCCACTCACCTGTTTTTCTTTTATTGTCAGTTTTTCGCCCTTAAAAGTTTTAGATATACCATCAAGCAAGAGCGGGATTTTGGCATAATCAGGCTTCGCGTACCCGTTAAATCGCCTGTTATATTCACCTTCAAGCGTTTCGGTCTCTTCTTTGCTTAAACCAGTTTCGAGAAAACGCTTAAATATTTTCTCCGCCCCCGTGCGCCGACCTTCTGCAAGTTTCAACGCCCGCATCTTTCTTTCGTCTTTTGTTTCTGCTGATCCTTTTTCCGTTACAACCGGTACTTGTTCAATGTAGTCAACAATATCCTCCCAAGTGCAGCCAGTTGGAATGTCCGCCTTAGATACTCCCTCATTCCAGTTTACTTGCCGTTTTCTATTGCGCCCGTAATATTCACCAACTGCCCAGATGAAAAACTTGTCAATGAGCGTCTGGTTTTCGCCTTCTCCGTCTTCGCCCACACGCGAAACAAGATAATTTTGCGCAAATTCTGAAATTGGAGATATTGAAAAATCCTTTACCGTCAACTTTTGCGGCATTGCTTTTTCAAGAATTTCTTTTTGTTGGCTGTATCTTTCCGCTGATATTTTGCCACTGCGCAAATCATCTTCAAGAATTTCCATTTTTTTGTTAATATCACCTGACGCATAATTGACGATATGCATGTATCGACCATCTATACGGCACACACTTTCGCTTGTTTCCAGAAATCGACGGTCTGCATCGGTAAGTTTTTCTGTCTCAACATACCCAAGATAATCCGTTTTTTTCCAGATAGAAATTTCTTCTTTTGAATAACTTTTATTGTATTTTTCGTTGAAAGATTCGACGGTTTCAGTTTCGCGCTTTTCCCCTGTAATCGGTTCAGGGAAAGAGTCATTTTTTTTCGATACAATAACACCGGCTTTTGTTTTTTTGATAACCGGCTGTACTTCTTTTTTTATCTGTGTAGCTTTTTTAATTCCGTTCGCTTTCGCCTCTTCAACTTCTCTTTTGGTAAAAAGACTTGTGAGTATTCTCCCTCCAATACCCTCTTCTTTAACCTCAAAAGATTTTCCAATCTTCTTTGATATTGTAATTTGCTTTTCTTTTCCGCCAACGACAATATTGTAAGTTTCCCCAACCTGCATCTCTTCGCTTTCGGGCATGGTTTCAAAATTATTCTCTGATTCACTTTCCGGCATGGTGTCGAAATTATTTTCACTTTTCCCGGTAATGACAATATCGACCTTTTCTTCAATCTGCTTTTTGAATGCAGTTGTATCCGCTTCAACGGTGTCAATCCTGTCGATCACAGAGTCAAAGGTCTGCCCCTCATCAAGAGCAACATATTTTTCCTCTCCAAAACGCCCAATCCTGGTTGTCTCTGTGCCAAGTATCTTTTCTGGGTTTTTCGTGAAAAATCCATCAGACAAATAATCTTGAATGTCGCCCTTGCCTTTTTGGATAACGATAATGTCAGTCCCAACGCCAGTTGTTGAAAATGTTCCATTCGGCAACCTGTACGCATCAAGAAGTTTCCCTTTTGCTGCGATTTTTTCTTTTATCTTCTCATTGCTCTTGTTTCTCAAAAATCCTGACGGCACAATGAAGGCAAGGATTCCGCCATCTTTCAAGGTATCAAGGCTGCGATCAATAAAATATTCATCGATACGCTTGTGCCCCTTTCCCTCCCCTAAGCCCGCCTCTATGCCGGAATATTGACCATACGGTGGATTGCCGATAACCACATCATACTTTTCTCCGGTGTAATTTTTTACCGAGCTATTCCCGGACATAAAAAGACGCTGGAAAGGTTTTGTTTCCAGTTTTGCATCAGGATAGAGTATTTGATTTATCCGGGATGAAGTCGGCTCAATTTCAAACATGGTGAAATTGTGATTCTTGTTTTCGGCAAAGCGTCCTGTCCCGGCTGCTGGTTCGAGAACCTTCAAGCCTTCTTTTTGGCCGGTGTACTTATCGACCAGTTCCCACATTTTTGAAATAACGGCTTTTGGGGTGTAAAACTCAAAAAGGACACCGCTGGTACTGCGATCTTTTTCACCTGTACCGCCAGCACCTTCGTATTGGCGCAAAAGTTCCTTATCCGCTTCGGTCATTTCTTCATTGCTTTTTGCTGCAAGCAATTCCATGACCTGATTGCGTATTTCTTTAACTTTCGAGACGGTTAACCGAACATCTCTTCCAAGTCGCTCTCCAGAACCGCCGCCTGTGACATCATTGATTCCTTTGTTAATGGCAGGTTCGCCTTCACGCACATCCGAGCCAAGACCTGCTTCAGTTCTTCCACTGTGTACCTGCTGATTATCTGCGGAAAGATTGACCGATCCAGAACCAACTGCATCCGTTCTATTTCCTTCGATTGTTCCATCTGGCTTTACCCTATCCTTATTATAGTAGTTAAATATAAAATACATTAATTTTGCATTAAGTCCAGTTTTATCTGACTTTTTTTCTATTTTTTGGGAAATTTTTTGCTCTTTTATGCTTTCGGTTTTCGCTCCGGTATTCTTGACCTTCTGCTGCTGCTGTAATTTTTTAAGAAAAAATTCGTCCCACTTCTCTTTTTGCATGAAGTATGCGGCAACGTGTCGCGCCCATTCCTGAGCCGTTACGCTGAATTTTTCAGAAATTCCCTGCGTATTGTAGTCGTCTGCGATTTTCGCCTGAACCGCTTCCTGACTTTTAAGACCAAAAAAAGACATTATCCGGTCGAGCATGTCTTTCAATGTACTATCTTCTTTTTTCTTGTTTTCATTCGGCAATACGCCAAACTTCTTGTACGCCTCAATTTGTTTTTGCGTGTAGAAATAAATATACCCCTTCCCTTTGGGGTTCGGGATTCTCCACAGGTATTTATGTGCTACTGCTTTTTTGAGTTCTTCAATGGCCATAATCTTGTCATTGTTATTCATTGACGCGCACTCCAAATTCATTGATTTTCTTCAGGCTTTCATCGAGTTCCGCTAAAACATCGGCAGAAACGCCCGCCCGCAGGTATTGGTCTTTGACCGCTTCAAGGTGTTGCCTGATCTGGCTCTTTTGACTATCTATCATCTGGGCAGACAGATTTTCAACGTCTTTTTTGCTTAACGCATAACTTTCCTTGTTTTCTCGCGACAATCTGACAATGGTGTGAACCATTTCGCCGTAACTTATTTCCTTGCCGTCAAGAATATACTTTGTCGGGATTCCATCATGGAATTTCCCGCTCTGCATTTCTGCAAGGTTTTCGGCAGTCTCAATAACAAGACTGCGCTCACCTATTTTGATTTTTTGTGTTATCACGAAAGCGATCCTATGTTTGTACGGCTGTATGAAGAACGATTTACGGCAAACCATTCTCTGATTTCTTTTTGATACTGAATGATACGCGCTCCAAAAGTCGCGCTTGTCGCTGACAGGGTTGTATTTATTGATTCGGAAACTGAGTTTAGGTTGACCGAACGTGACGCTACGGCTGCCAGCTTTCCGTCACCGTAAATATTCATCAGTGTACACGCTGCAATTTTTTTTACGATATTGCGAATATCGTCCGGCACATCTGCGCAATTTTCATACCCTGTCTCATAGTCGATTTTGAACACATCGGGAATGTTTTTGAAATATTGATTGAAAATACGGGGCTGCCACAAATATGAATAGCGAAACGATCCACCGCCTATCATTTTCGGTCTAAAGTGCAATGTTGAAGAAAGTCCCTTCTTCTCAACCCTATATGGATAAAGGTTAATGATTTCACGACCATAATAATCATCGACAAGAACGGCAGACAGTACACGCCTGAGCGGTCGTCTGCGCAATCGGATAAAGAGTGAATGTTTTGCTGGAATAAGTTTATACGCATAGCCATTCTCCCTTTTGTAGAGTAGTGCCTTTTGCTTCGGATTCATTGACGCCAAATATTCAACGTCTTCCGGAATATTACGCTCAATTTCATTGCCTGCGCCGTCCAGAAGATTATAATACCTCACACGCCGGGGCAAAATGTCAATGTGCAATTCCTGTTCCATGTAGCCGATTGCAAGTCTGATATAATCAAGTAATTGCTCATCTGTTATGCTTTGGCTGTCAGCCTCCGCAATGAGCTGGTTTCCGAAAAGTTCATCATACCGCAATTCATCGGCAGTAACCAAAAGCCCCCAAGAGGGGGCAAAGTAGTCTGCATCCAAATCGGGGTTGTTAAAAGAAAATCCAGTTCTGCTTTCGCAATTCGCCATGTCCTTTTTCCCCTTTTATCTGGAATTTACACGATGTAGAGAATATGGACAATTCCCCTGTCTGCCGCCTGTCCGGCGAAAACAGAAACACCATCTTCGCCGACAACGAGTTTTGTGTCGTCAACACCTGCTGCCATCCGGGCAACTGCGCCGTCAGCAGCCATTGCCATAGCGGTTGCAATGGTATCACTGCCGTTTTTCAGCGTAACCGTTCCACCTGAGCTGGTGGCTGTTGCCACAACAAAGGCATCAATGATTGTTGCGCCAACGGGAATATCGGTTTCAACACCGGCAGTTCCGTCTGCGGTAATTGGGGTGATCGACACATTGACAGGTTTGGGTGTCGCGGCAACAGTCGCCTTTACATCGGAAATTACTTCCGGTGTCAAGTTTTCCTGAAGATACTGCATTGCCTGAAGATTCGGTGAACCTTTTGAAGCATCAAATGCGCTTTCCATTATTCTGTTTCCTCCGTTAGAAATTTTTCAATCAAGGGTAAAGAGCGAATATCAATCGCACCCTGTTTATTCCGAATGTCAATGACCGAAAGAATAAGAGATAATTCTTTTTCAGAAAAAGAAAGCCATCCGTCTAAAGCGGGCGCGATTCTTTCTTCTGCTACTTTATCGAGAATTTCTTTTGTCGTTCTCATGTCCTCAAGCGTACCATTGCCAAACAAAAGCAAACCGAACAAGTCAAACTCTTCCCGTTCAATCTTTATTTTTCGATCATCCATTACAGCACACCTTCGATTTTATAGCCCTTCGCCATCTTAATAGCACCTGAAAACTTGATTCCGTTATTGCAGCGTAACGGTGAATGATCCTGCGAGAAGGATTGCATTACTGCAATGGTTTCCCCCTTTCCATCAGAAACGGTCACTTCTGCTGCGGCATCAAGATATTCAAGCATAAAAACACCATCATCAAGAACCAATTCTTCCGTCCCGGTTAAAATTATTTGGTTATTGATAACCTCTTGCCCGGATGGACGGGCAAGAGTTCTGAAATTTGTGCTGTTATACATTATGGTTTACACCATATTGTATTTATTGATAACAGACTGGTCAACACTAATGTTGCGAATTTCCACAAGCACGTTGGGCTTGTAGTATTTCGGCACACCATACATGTTAATCAGACCGTGCATGAAACGACCTGTCCGGGCAAGATCGGTATTGTGTATCGGGAGCAACTGAGAAAATCCCATTACACGCGATTCGCCTGCGCTGGTCTGGTCAATGACAAACATACGCGCACATCCGGGAATGTATTCGTTTTTGTCTGCATATATAACAACTGCACCGCCAGCAGCAGCTTTTACTGTTGTCATATAGCGAAATTCTCCGCTTCCGGCAACCTTTTCTGAATAAATTTCAAAGCAGGTAGCTACTTTTGAACCAGCATCAGAGCCGTTAGGGGTAATGGCAATATCGATAGAACCACCAGCGGCGACATTTCCACCGAGAGTCACAATGTTGCACGCCTTTGAGCGACCATACGCATTTTTTGCACATACGCGATAACGGTATGCTGCGCCGGACGGGCGAACACCGGTAGCGGTAAACTTAGAACCTGTTGTCCCGGTCTGAGCGGTCAATGTAATTGACGGAGTTCCGGGAGCTTTTTCGCTGGTCGCACCTTCAACCCATGATGCGGTTGACTGATCGAAATACTGCGGGACAACCCTGTTTTCATAGCACATTCCGAGAAGTTTGTCGCTGCGAACCTGCATTGTTCCGAACGGGGTTTCAATGCTGCGGGTTCTCGCGCCAAGAGTCAGGTTTTTATCGCCTGAGTTCATCAGCATGGTGTTAATGGTCGCGTCACGCGATCCGGAGATAATGTCGTGAATTGATTTTACCCCGGCAGGGGATGAATAAATCTTCGCATTATCCGGATTACCATTGCTTTCTTCAATGAGCTGTGACACAAGATTGAACACACTCTGTGAAATTGCAGCACCGCGCAAGTCGCGAACCTGATCCGCGCTCTGTTCTGAAATAGTTTTCTCCAGACCGTTAAAAGAAAGGGGAACCATTTCGTCATTGCCGGTATAGAGAGCCATGTTCAGATTGCGCAAAAGACGCATCATGGCCGAACGCTGTACGCGGGTTTTCGAGTCGATGATTTTCCGGGTAGCCTGTTCAACATCACCAACCTGCCAGCCTTCAGACATATAACGAATAATCGCAATGTCCTTTTTGAAAGCGGGGTCGCGAAATTCAGGGTTTTCCATCTGTCCGACAAAACCGCCATCGGACAGGCCGTGTCCGAGCTGCTGGTCATACTCTTCAACGGTCGAGAATGCCTTCAGCTTGTTAATGTCTTTCCACAGGGTAAAGTCCTGTTCGTTCAGCGTCAGGTCTGCAAGCATACCCTCAAGTGATTGCATGGTGAGAACGCCGCCAGATGTTTCATACATACTGTCCACGCTTTCAGGCGCAAGTAGTGCCTTTGCCAGCCCGTCAACTTCAACAGAAGAAGCTGCACCGAGCTGAGTAGAGTCGAGAGAAAAAAGATCGTCCATATTATTTAGCCTCCATGAGATTTTTCACATATTCGCGCTCTTCAGCAGACAGAGCGGCAATTTTCTTCCCGGATGATTCAAAAACGCTCATAATCATTCCGGCTTTGCGGTCTCCGTTTCCGATTGCCTTCGCCAGTGTCGAGTAAACCATTTTCACGCCGCTGTCAGAAGCAGGTGTAACCGCCTTCTGCATGGTTTCCGCAGGGATGGTTGAAAGTCCCTTTCTTCCGGTTGACTGAGAATAGGTTTTTTCCTGTTCTTCGGCCATCATCAGAGTGACATTGCTTGCTTTTTCCAAGAGTTCATGCGTTTCATGCTGGTTCGCCTGAAATTCATCAACCTTGTCGTTGAGCCGGAAAACGGCTTTCGTCAAAGCCTCAACGGAATTGGCAATCGCGCTGAGAGCCGGGGTCAGGTCTTCCATTGCTACAATCGCGCCATCTGCGGATGTGTCAATGTCGCCAACGGCCTTGTTGAGTTTTTCAACTTTGCCGCCCATGTCTTCCATCATTTTTTTACATGCTTTCTGATTTTCAGACATATAACGCCGCATGTTTTTCTTCATGTACTCCGCGTCATAGTCGTCATCGTCATCGTCTCCACCGTCAGCATCTTCAAGATTGTCGTCCTCGTCGTCATCCTCTGCTTTGAAAAGTGATTCCTGTTTCTCACCATTCAAAGCCTTTCTGAGTTTGGTCATTGCATCACTGCTTGAACCAGATTCCAGAAGAGCGATGATGTTCCCGGCTGTTTTCTCGTCGATACCTTTCGCAAGAAGTTCGTCTTTGAAATTCACTTTTCACACCTCTGCTTCAAAGTATTTATTGATAAGGGAAACAACCTTGCTCCCCGTATCTGCTTTATTGATTAAATCAAAATATGACTTCACCGCCTTTTCATTGGCCGGTAAAGAACCGTTTGCAATTTTTATTACCACGTCAATCAAAGACAATCCATCATCATCAGACAGTGTCAGGTTTGATACAGTCTTTTCAAGAGACTGTTTTGTCAAAACGCCGCCACTTGTATTTGAAAGATCGGCCACGCTTTCCGGGGCTTCAATCGCCTTACGCAACAATATTTCATCGTCAATATGAAAGCCGTGACTGCAAAAATCCATCATATCGCCAAATTCAACCATCAAGTCGCCTTTTTGATTTCCGGCCTTTTGCAGCAATTCCACATTCATTCCCGGTTCACGGTTCACCACAGAATTGCATGGAGCGATTGCAAGATGGTCAAAATTTATCTTCGGTATAATCCGCTTTTTCTGCCCGTTTTTATCCGTAACCTTGAAAACAACTTTTGCGCCGCCAATTGATCCGGCGAAAACAGGCTGCTTCGCTTCGAGATGGGGCATCATTTCAGCGACAACCGGATGCGATTTGGTTAGGTCTGCAATTACAACAGGCTTTCCGTTTTCCCAGAGAAAGTCAACGGGACGGCCAAGAACCGCCCGCGCCCTTTCATTGTCGGACAGGTCGGGGTCTTTACTCTTATGCCACCAGTCAATGATCCCGATATTGAGAAAATTTTTAACGGTCTGTTCATCAAATGCTTGCTTGAGAACGGTCTCACCGTCAATGTCTTCGGTTAAATGATTGGCTATTATTTTTACGCGAACAACGCCAGCGGGTACTTCCGCCTTCTCCATTCGCTCGATGCTCATGCCGTGTATTCTTACAAGCATTGTTTTTCCTTGCTTGCCCTTATCTGCGGGTTTTTGCTCATTTCCATAATAAACATAGGTTTAGCCTTAAATGTCAATAAGATTTTTGCAATGGCGGCATTTTGCTTTTATTTTTTTTGCATACTTGTCAAAAAGAATAAAAGTAGATTGCCGAACAATCATGCTCTCATTGTTTTCTATTGCAATCGGGTTATGGCATATCGGGCATTTGACATGATGCGCATTTTCAAGAAATATCTTTTCATTCATTTTTTCTCACCCGCTTTCTTTGCAGCTTCAGCGTTCGCGGCCTGCTGCCTTGCAGCATTACGCTTTTTAACGTCTTCTCTCCGGGCTTCGTTTACCTTAGCACGGGTTTTATTCTCTGCGCCCTCGCCCGTTTCTTCAACTGTTTGCGCTGCGGCCTGGCCGCCACCCTTCGCTGAAAGAACATCGGCAAAAACGGTCATAATCTTTTTCAATGCCGTCTTCAAAACTGACTTCTGCTGCTCTTTTGCTTCCTCTTCTTCAATCTTTGGTTTTTCCTCTCCGGGCTTTTTGCTCTTTGTTTTTTTCTTTTTTTCTTCCACTGGCTTTTTTGCTCCGTCTTCCACGGGAACCCACTTCCCATCAGCAACTTTTTTCTTTTTCACGCCCTTATATTCCCGCACCTCTCCGATTGCAGCCTTTCGCCCTTTTTCAAGCTGGTTTTTTCTCATGTAAACACGGCCATCAGAACCAACACCGACAAGGGAATATTGGCTGCTTTTTCTCTTGTAATGCTTCGGGTCATTGTCAAGATTGCGACACACGATTTCAGACGCTTTCTGCACATCCGGCTCACTCTGCATTTCAATTCCAAGCGCATCAACAAAATCCTGCGGATCGTATTTATCATAAAGAAGCATTGCTCACCTTCTCGTATTGTCCGTTTTTGAAAATAAAAACCTGCTGTCCCTTGCCAAGTTTTTCGTTTATAGCTTTTTGCAGTTGCTCTGTTTTCGATAATTCTTGAAATAGCTCATCGAACATTTTGAAAAGCTCTTTTCTCGTTTCACCTTGCGGGTAAACCGCATAGGTAAAACTACCTTCTGCTCTTTTATGGCCTCTTTTTCTTCCGGGGTATATGCGTCAGCGATTGAAACATGACTTTCGCCATCTTCGCTGGCATTTTCAACAACTGGATTTTCTTTTACAGGCAGTGATTCAATCATCTTTTCAGATTCTTTCCTTGCCTCACTTTCCGGCATCGTTTCAAAATTATTTTCCTGTTCTGTTTGTGCCTGCGCCTGCTGTTTCTTCTCTCCGTAAAGTTCATGGATAAACTTCATTACAGACAATCTTAATTCCGGTTTACGTCCTTTGATTTTTTCAGCGTCTTTTTTTGAAACTGCCGTTTTTTCACCGTCTTTCGTTTTGACGCTTTTCGCTTTGGCGAAAAATGCAGCCCACTTCTCCCGGTTCTCGAAATAATGCTGTATGTGCTTCGCCCATGCGTCAATGGTCAAATTGAATTTTTCAGCAACTTCTAATTTTTGGAAATCTTCGCGGATTTTGTCTTCCGCCTGTTTTCGATCCTTAAAGCCGAACCAGTTCATTATCACATCGATAATGTTATTTTTTCGCGGGTGATCAAACGGCTTGACATATACCGTCTGCTGCTTGCCTTTCTTGTTTGTGATAACCTTTTTAACAAGTTTTGTCGTATCTTTCTTTGCCTTTTCCATATAATCAAATCTCATATTATTTTACCGCCGGTTTTTTAGTGTCTGCGTTTTTCAACCAGTCCTTAAACTCGCCCATTGACATTTTTACCACCGAGCCGAGTCCCTTCCATCCCTTTGAATAATTTTCCATGTAGCCTTTAACGGCCTGATCCTCTCCGCGAAAACCAAGCATAATTTTGTGTTCGTCAAAAACACCCGAACGCGGATTGACTTGATTTATGACATACACTTCGGGGCTTGTCAGCGATCCACCGATGAAAACATCAAGATGGTCTCCGTCGTTACCTTCTGATCCGAGAATATATCCATAATGGCTTTTCATTGTCGTTTCCCACGGTCTGCCGTCCGCGTCCACGCCGCGCCGTTTTGATCCTTTTGGGTTTTCAAGTGAAATATTCAATCCCGAAAAAGACAATTTTCCTTTGCGGTAATTTCCTTCTTCAATTTCCGCCATAGTCGGGTTTTTCTCGGTTCGCTCTGCTGCGAAGAATAATCGCCGCTTAATCGGTGCATCGTCAACGCCGATACCGTGAATTGATTTTATTTTTTTGACAATATCATCTTTCGAGTATTTGAGAAAATCAATCGGGGTTCCGCCTGCTTCTGAAAACGCTTTCAGGTTGTGTTTCATGTCATCGACAAGAACGGTCAAATCATTCTCTGCATAGTCGCCTTTTGATTCAGAGAAAATAACATCGATATTTCCAAAGTGTTCTTTTACCCATTCGATTTTATCAGCCTTGCAGTATTTAACTGAAATCATCGGTGTTGTCAGAAATTTTACATTGAAATGTTTTTTCAACTCAAGAACCATCGAGCGGCCTTTTTCAATCACTTCCAAATCCCTGAAAAAGTGCGGGTCTTTTGCGCATTGAGTGTAAACATCTTTTCCGCTTATTTTGTCCGGCATAACTCCAAACATATCGCGGAATTTTTTTTCAAAATTCGCAACAACTCCGTCCATGTCAACATACACTGTCGCCTTTCCATCGTCGGCCTTGCTCATTGCCGAAAAAATACCACGGGTTGAAATCCGGCCATTGCACACCGGGATAGTGCGATCATTAATGGAGAGCATAGACAATCCGTCACGGAAAACCTTGACATTCTCCGCGATAACATCACGGGGGACAACAACTTCGTTCAGGTCAATCTTTGTTTTCGGTACAATGATTTTTCCCGACCTGACATCAATCTTTGGATTGAAGAAAGACAATACGTCATCCTTTGCACCTTCCCAGACATCCAAATCAATACGATCCTGAATAATCCGATTGAATACGCCGTGAATAAACTGATACCCTGTCGGGTCTTCGTGCCTGAATATGTTATCGAAAGCAGGATTCACAAGCAGGGCTTTCAACGCCCATTTATAGAGAGTGCAAAAATATTCTTCAAAATGAGAATGCTCCCACTGAAAGTTAAAGATTCCTGAAAATCTGGTGTCTTTAAATACATTTTGCAGGTTCTTTTTTTCTTCGGCAGTTAATACTGTCCGGAAAAATAGGTGTCCTATTTCATGGATTGCATTATCAATGTAGTTCTCCTGTTCATACATGTTCGCGTTGACGCCGACAAGTTCAGATACAATTTTCTTTTGTCTGTATGCTTCCGGCTGATCCAGAAAATTGAATATTATTGAGTGTGGCGGCAAAAAGTATTCGCCAACCTTCAAACTGCAAAGAACACGCCGAAACTCTGTAATATCCGGCCATGTGTTTTTTCCGATTATGATAAAATCATCCTTGCGATCCGGTTCTTTTGCCAACTCATCATTGACGATAATCGCCGGAATGTTGTCGGCTTTTTTAAGCACAACCTGACAACCTGAATTTTCAAGAAAATGGTCTGCTTCGTAACCGGCAAGGAAAATACATTTTGCGCCATTTTTAACAATGACAGGCGATCCACTGTTTATAGCATTTCGCAGTTCTTCTGCTGAATACGTTCCGTATGACACAAAAAAAGATTCAGACAGCCTGTCTGTTATTTTCCTGATTGAGTCTTTCTTTTCAGTATTGAATATTTTCAAAGCCTTTCTGATGCTGGATGTGTTCATTTTCCCTCACGAAAAATGCGGATATAGTCTGTGCTGTCACGGTCAACGGGTATTGCCCCGGTTCTATTCTTTTTCCATTCCGAAAGTTTTCGGTCATAGTCACTGTGCGAAACTGCGGTATATGTATTGTCGCCAAGTTTCACCGTGTTGTCGCTTATTCTTTCTCGTTCGTTTTTTATTTCAACTCTTTTTTGCTGCGGGATGTAATCGCTCTTTTTTTGTATGCGTTTCACCCTGCCGTCTTTTTCATCGTAATATTCATTTGCCAAGTCAATAGGGGATAGTGTCGCCGCATTGTGGGGGTGTGCGGGTGTGCATATCATCCAATCTTTTTTTTTCAGCCCTACATTGTTTTTCCCAACCCAAACCGCAATATCTGTATTAGGGTCTTTTATCCCTGCATCGGACAGCCTGTCGCTTGACAGGCTTTTTGCCAATGATTTTGGAATGAGCCTGACAAGAGTGCCAAGTCGCGGAGTACACCAGTCACACGTCCCGCCAGTAAATACAAAGTATTGAGCCTTCGATGAGTCCTTCAGTGATTCTGCGGCCATGCCTTCATATTGAGACAGTGCAGCCGCCTCATAAACGGATTGCATTTCTGTAATTGCGATCCGCTTCCAGTTTTTCTTTATCCGGTCTGCGGTAAATTTGTTATCCGGGTCTTTTTCAACCTGCCAATACAGGTCAGATGCGATCTGTGTCGCGCTTTTACCGTCATCGAGTCCGCGCTTTACCTGTACGCGGATTGCCTCTTTTACATCATCTTTTGTATTTTGAACATGGATTGCAATATTCTCCCGGCAGTCTGAAAGATACCGTTCTTGATTGTCTGCATTTTCAAAGTCAAAAGCCTTGTACGCCGATTCTATCGTTCGCGGCATTTTGCCTTTATACTGATCGAAATTAAGCTGATAAAGAGACATATCCTGATAAGGGACATTTTCACGCCTGAATTTTGCGGTATTTATCCCGGCTAAAAACGCCTTTGCGGTCACATCATCATTGACTTTTGACAGTGTGTTATTCCAGTATTTATCAATGTAATTATTGATTGCATTCCATTCAGCAGGCGAAAGCGGTTTTCCACCACCGAAAAGCCGTTTTCCCCGTATTCTGAATTTTGGTATTGTGTAAGAAAAAATATTTTTAAACCGTTCAAAGGTCTTGTCGAAAATTGATTTTTTCAATTCCGCCGGATTGCTCACAGATAATGAGTACGCTTCTTTTTCATCCATACCCAAATTGACAGATACGCCGACAAATATTTCAGCAATGACAGCAGAAACAAACTCAGTCCAATATTCTTGCAATTCCCTGATATATTTGACTTCGTTTCTTTCTGTGTGCTGTTCATTGCTTTTCATTTTTCACCTTTTACGGAATTGTCGGCAAATAGACATAAGAGTCAACTTTTGGTAGTGCATTGATTTGAGATACATCGGTATTTGAAATCAATGCAGCGGGCAGGTCAAGAACAGTCTCCGGGCTGATTGCTTCCTTCGCCCATTCCTGTAAAATGTCGTCCACGTCATCCAGTGTCTCAACACCAATAAAAACATTGTAGCTTTTCCCTTCGTGCTTAACAACACAAAGCCTTAAATTATTTTTGGTCGCCATTATTTCCCCCAAAAGGATTTTTGCCATGTTCAGCCATTGACTGCACGGATTTTCCGACATTCGCCGCCCCAAGAATTGCCCCAATCAAAGCAGCAACACCAAGAAAAAACGCTGAAATGTACGGGGCTACTGTCTCCAGAGACACGCCCTTATAAAGAGACCATCCGGCAATAATGATATTTCCGACAACTGCAATAATGGCCAAAAACCAGCAGACGCGGTGAGAATGGTAGAACCCCCACCGCATAGACGATATTTTACCATGAGAAGAGAGAATTTCTTTTTTTGTGTCATCCATTCTGCACCGCCAGAAGGTATAAAATTTCTGCGCCGACATTTGGCGGATTTGCGCCAACCATAAGCGCGAGTTTTGCCCAATCAAAAGAGTCTCCCGGGCAGAATTTTCTGGTCAATCCAGAAATAAACCGCCGACAATAATCATGCGACACGATAAACTGCAAAGGGCTTTCTTCGTTGAGTTTTTTGATAAGCCACGAAAGTGATTCATACTGTTGCGGAGTAAAGTCTCCGGTTCGGTGTATCAATTCAATGCCGATTGAAAAACTGTCGGCTGTTCCTGATTCTGAATGATAGCACCATGTATCAATATCCATAATCTGATAAATTGATCCGTCCTTGTCAATGGCGAAATGAAAAAGGCCAATCCCCTTTGAGTACAAATCTGCAAGCGCATCTTTCCCGGTCATCCACGCCTCAAGATTCGCAAAAGTTCCCTCCCCGTCAGTATGATGCACAACAATGGTCGATATTTTTTCCTTCGGTCTGGGAAATCCGGGAAAATATTTTTTTGAGATGTATTTCTTGTCCGTGATTTTCATTTTTTCCTCTTTTATTTCCGATTGCTCAACGTCTGTCTTTCAGCGGAACCGTTTACAAAATGCGGTCATTGTGTTAATCCTTTTTCCAGAATGCGTTCCATAATCCGAAAATAATCAATAGTACACCAATGAGATTGAGCCAAAAACCTTCAAGCATCATTGTATTGAAATAATCATTCATGTCATGGTCAACCCCGATAAAGACATTGCTATATACATCTTCGTTGACAGGCGCAACTATCGACAGGTGAGAGCCAAACTCATCATTGTTGCGGATGTATTGGACGGTTTTTGAATGTATTACATCGACAAATCCATCCATGTTATCCGTTACGAATTCATAGCCACTGAAAATTTCGTCACCGTACATCATGTCCGCATCAAGCACAAATATAAGTTTAGGAGAATTATCGGATTCCGGGAATACAGGCAGGTAAATATAAATATATTGTGTGCGCCCGATCTGATTGACGCCTTTGAGTATCAGAATAAGTTTTTCAGCATCAGGGTTTTCCTTTATTAGCTTTTTAACATTTTGTGCAAGCTGCCGCCTTTGCGCATTATCATCAAGAGCGGCAAAAACTAATTCCTGATTAAGCATTAAATAATCATAAATAACATCAAGACCGGTATGATTTTTTTCTATCATCTCTCGTGAGTAAAGCATTGATAGCATGAGTTTTGATTTTACATCTTCAATGCGCCCCTCACTGATTCGGTGCATCTGGATTCGGTGGATTGTAACCATTGCCATAGTCACAATCAAAAGCATAAAAACAAGATTGCCAAAAGTTTTGAAAAAGCGTGTGATTTGAAACTTGTGTTTCCAGAACCATTTTTGCATATCGTTACCCCTTTTTAATCAGAATAGAACCGCATGAATTTTTAGCCCTGTTTTCACAATATTCAAATTCATCATCGAGAACACCAGAAAGCGGGAAAATCATAGTAAACCTGATATTATTCTTTTTGACCGCATCTGCGCACACATACCTGATTGCATCCCTTGTCGTATCGTTAAACGTCACGGCACGGGTAAAGTCAAACACCAGTGTTTTTCTTTGTAATCTTGCCTGCTGCAACTGTTCAAGGAATACTGCTTGCAGCTCGAACAGATTGTCAACAATAATCGTTTCTTTGTATATAATCTTGTATTCCTGCTCAAGACTGATGGAGTCAATATTTAATTTTGCCTTTATCTTGTCCGTGCGAAAGATTGCACTCCAAAGACTTATTATTTTATCCACTGCGTTTATCTTTTTGAATACCACTCCCAGAAAAGTGATAAACCCAAAAAGAATAGTATAGAAAACGCTCTGTGAGTCAACTGTAAGCAATGACGAAATATCCATTAACCGCCTCTCTTTTTGACGCCACCCAATCGGTCAGCCCAATTCTCTGGAAATCTATTGTAATAACCTGACCGCAACTTCGGGAAAATACGGCAGGCAATGACATTCAATGACGATGGAATACCAACAATAAAAAGATAAAGCCAGCCAAGATAAAAACTCTGTATCGTATGGCCGTATTCGTGTTTTATTAAGGTGCGGTCCTGCGAACATCCAGACTTGACAATGATTATTCTACCGCACGACACCCCACGCGCCCAAAAATAATCAGTTTCGTATATTACCGCCTGTTTGTATTCACACATAAAATCACAAATCAGCAATTCACAAAGAATAGAGCCAATCAATTCTTGTGGAAAACACCACAAAGAAAAAAACAGTTTTTTCATTAGTTTCAACATTTTCACTTTACCACTTTTGTCAAGATTTTTCAAATGCCCATTATTTTTTTTATAGACGCTTTGGTTATCTCCATTACTTTTGACGGTGCAATACCTATTATTTTATGAGTCCAGCCGGAAATATCGGGAAATGTTACTACTATCGCACCGGGGGCACACCCCCGATAGCAGGCGAAACATATCAGTTGATACCAGAACCACCAACACCAAGAGCTGCATCATCCCCCGTACTTGTCAAATCACCACCATATCTTCTTTATCGTGTTCATAGCGATAATCCGCCCCTGATTGCAGTTTCCCGTTTGTCGTAATCAAGCATCGTTGAGCTGTAACCGTGTGTCAACTGCATAAATATTTTTGGCTGAAAACCGAGACAGTCAAGCACCGCAACAGACAAACCGGCTTCCACCCACGGCACGCTGAAATTTACATGACTGTAAATAGTGCGCTCTTTACGTGATCCGGAAAACCCAGCCTTGCAATATGCCTCGAACGTTTTCCAGTAATTGGATCGCAGGAAAAGTTTGCATTCAGTCCTGCCTATGTAATCAAAATAATCTGCATTTTTTCCGCTGACGGAAAACGGAAAATAATATTTGCCATACAGACCTGCTTCGATTTTACCGTGTGTTGCTAATTGTCCGTCCATGTAATAGTAATTGATTGACCGGCTTTCCTCTCCGTCACGTCCGTTGGATTTATGCCGTACACCAGCGCCGCCGAAAATATTATGCCATTGCGGACGTAAAAAAAGCTCAGGGCTGTGGTTGTAATCATAAAATGGTGCGCTGTCTTTATCAATGTCCCAGATACAGGTTTCAGTGTAGCCTGAGAAAAGCGGGATGCTGTACGGATAGAACAACTTGTATTTTACCGACAACTGAAATCTGACCATGTGGTCAAGCTCTGACGCGCCGGCTGTAAAATAATTGTCCTCGTGCGCCGAAAGTCCGGCAAATTCGGCAGCGCGTGCCGGTGTGGCAATTGCAAGTATGAGGCATAATGTGGCGATTGTTTTGGCGACGTCAGCTTTCGATCTTTGACGCCATTCCTCTTGTTTGCCCTTGTTTGCCTGCCCCATCGGACGAAAATAACCGACGACCCGCGTCCATACCTCGCACGGGATTTTTTTTGTCCGCTGCTGGTCGTGTACTGTATCAATTAGGCTGCTCATTGCTGCTGCTCCTGTTGTTTATGCGTTTCTCCCAATTACCAAGACCGATTAAACCGGCAATAAAACCCATTGCGCCAAGTGCAAACGTGTCCGATATGTACGCGACACCGATAATTTTTTGCACGACCACAACGGCTATAAGCACCAAAAAAAGCCGGATAAAAAATGACTTTGACAGCCAGCCGAAGCGGAGAAAGCGTTTTATTGTATTCATGCGCTTGCCTTTGTGAGTAGTATCATCGGGTCGATGGTTTGCCATGCGGAATTATAGACAGACAGGTGCAGATGTGCGCCGAATGAATACCCAACGTCGGCATAATTGCCGATCATGTCTCCGCATTTGACGTGATTGCCAACACTGACGACGTTTTTGGCAAGGTGGACGTACTTGCTAAAATAAATTTGTCCGTCGATAAGGTGTTGCAATATAATATAATTGCCCGCAGCAGACTCGCTTGTCAGATCCCAACGGGCCGCCTCGACGTAATGGTCAAAATCATAAATGCACAGCCCGTCAGCGATTGCACACACTGCGTCAATATTGCCAATGCAGTCGACGCCGTCGTGGAATTGCCAGACACCGTTAAGGTTGCGTTGCCCGTATGGGCTGGTAATGGTAAAGCCTTTGACCGGTAGATGTATCATTTACTTACCGCCTTGCAATAATATTTCGCGGATTACTGACCATGCTATCATGCCAAGCACTCCAATAGCTGCGCCCATCGCCCAAAGTCTGTCTGTTTTTGACATGCTGTCAATTTTTAATTCGACATCACGTATGATTTCGTCGCGACGTTTATCGCAAAACGTCTCGCGTGCGGCTTTGTCGCTCCGGTAATGGTCGTTAGCCTTTGTTATTTCTACATCAAGCTCGTCTGATGCGAGCTTAAACCTTTCGTCAGTTTTTGCCATGTATTGCATCACGTGATCGCGGAATAATGCAAATTCTGTTTGCATTTTTACCATGTTCTCACTGCTGACGCGGTTCTCGTGGACAAGCTCGTCCACTTCTCGCTTGATTTCTGATATTTTCTTGTCGAGGAATGCTTCTAATTTGCAAAACATATCCTCGACTGACATCTCATGCGGTGGCAATGGGGTTACTCCTCGTAAAATATTGTTATTGCAAATGGCTTAGACAATATGTTTTCGCTGTTTGTTGCGTGGTTTATAACAGAAAATCCAGTATTTGAGACGTAACAATGAACTTCAAAACCCTGATTGCCTGCGGTACCTGGCTTATATCCAAACGGCATGACAGTTGTTGCGTCTACATATATCGCTCCGGTAAAACTTATAATTTTCGATGCCGTTAGTCCATGGGTCACAGATGTTGTGCCACCCTCTGTGCTTGCTGTCGTCCCAGTTAGCTTTTTCATCTTGATTGCCGGCGCAGACTCTCCAAGCCGTGTGAATCCTGACATGTTGGCGTCTGTAAAGTTTGTTTGTCCAAGAGTTTCAGAAAGCAGGGCTTCGACTTCATAAACCTTTATCACGGCTCTATAATATGCTGTTGTTCCAATACCCTTGCTTCTGAATTCTAATGTTGTATCAACTGATGGTGCTATTATTGCCTCTGATATAGTAGTGTTTCCAGCTGATAGAGTGCTATTTGCTGGAAGTATTACACTCTCACCTCCTATATATGCAGATGTAGTAACATTATATATCTGACAGACAATATAATCCGCTGATGCTGCATCAATATGTATCTCCGCCCTAATACTGTACTTTTTACCGGCTTTGCATACTATTTGTGTTGCTGATGCTATTGATATTGAATCACTATCATTAAAAACAGTTGCTGTGGCAATCTGAAAGGCTCCCCCAGACGAGACAGTTCCAGCTGCATACCCGCGCTGGAAGATTGCAGTTCCTTTTTTTTGATATTGAGGGCTCTTAACTAATCCCGCCATTATATTATACCTCGCAAGTATTCACGTGACCCTTCATAGGCTAATTCTTCAGTTTTGAATAAACCAACATCTCTACCATCACCACCAAGAGCCTTTACAGCTCTGGCCCTCCATCTGTTCTATTGTTTCCACCTCTTCCATCTCTGCGGAATAAAACTCCATCTACAAGTTTAAACGTATCTTTTATGATATTTTCTTTGTTTTTTATTAGTTCAGCCATATTATGAAACCTTTATGATAAAATTTACGCCAACTGACGTTCCTGCCCCTGCTGGTGCTGCACCACGGAAGTCCGGAAGATTGAATGTTGTTGAACCGTCGCCTTCTCCGTATGTCGTGCCGATGATCGCGAACAAATTTCGCAAATGTACTACGGTTTACTGCCGTACCGTCACACATCGCCCAGCCTGAAGGGGCTGATGTTCCTGCAAACTGTTTTATTGTACCAACTGTTTCTGTCGGTGTTGATTTTTTTATCAATCCTGCCATTTTACAGCTCCAAATAATTTATTGTTGCTGTTACTTTACCTGCGACATCACACAAGGCACTAATCACGCCAGAAGTTTCAAGCATCAATTTTTCGTTACCTGTCCAGATAAATGAATCAGTTGTCGGAATATCAAATTTTGCTATTGTTGAACCATTGCCGGCACTTCCACCAGTCGGATAGGCGTAAAGTGTTACCGTTCTTGTCGCTGTATCTGCATTATAGAATATGATACTAACAACAGCACTGTCTGTCGTTGCTGTTAAAATTGATGTTTCGGTTGCCGCTATAATTTGATTTTTTATTGCCATTTTTTTACCCCAACGCTATTGCGTATTTTATTGCTGAATTATCAACATATTTCTTATTTGGTATGTCGTTGTCAGCTGTTACGTTGTTTTCATAATTTGTAATTTCGGTTTGCAAAACGTCGTTTGTGGTATCTGCATTTAGCATTACAGTTGTTCCATCAGCCTTCGTGACCTGAAAAGCCGTCACGCTGTCTGCAAGCGGTACTATCTTTGTGTGATTACCGGCTGCGTCACGGTTTGCAAGGTCGTTATGATCCACTGCCCCAGAAGCAGATACAGCCTGACCCCATATTCGCGGCAAGGCAAAACCATTTACTGCATTTTTTTGAATGACAATCTTGCCGACATAAATACTTGACGCCTCGACGACTTCGGGCGCAATCGGCTTTAACTCATTCTCTGCTTCGAGCCTTGTATTGTATTGATTGCCGTGAATATATGATACAAGGTTGTCTTCTCCGGCAAATCTGAAGAAGTACTTCGCCACCCATTTGTTATTATTAAGTGTCTGTCTGGTTGTACCATCACAGTAGTAGGTGCTATCATAGGCCGTGACATCGTCTTTCTGCCATACTCCGGCAGTTTTGTAAAATTCGCAGAGTTCGCCAGTTGCACCGGCTTTGTTTTCAGCGTGCATTGTCCTTGTTACACCGAAATATGTCATGCCCTGTGAAACAGTACTTATCCGTGTTGCAGCGGTCGAAAGAACCAAGCCTGAAAAACGCTCCGCGCCACGCAAAACAATGTCCTTGAAATAATGCTTGTCGGCAAGAGCAACACCGTATTCGTCATAGTTCATGACTGAAAGTTTTGTTCCGACACGAGAAACACGAAAAATAGGTACAAGCCTACCATCGGCCTCAAATGTTGCTGGTGATTGAGTAATTTCAATTATTGGCGATCCGCCGCTATAATTTGCATAAACATAGCTCACTAAAAAATCAGGGAAAGATAATGCTGTCGCCGCAGGGGTAATCTTTCGCACACAAACACTATTTCCGTCAGCAGTAGTGTAGAAATTTGCAACACCTGCGCCAATATCAAGAGTCCCATCGACATTACGATTATATGTTGGCAATACAACAACACCATGATAATTTATTGGTATAGTTCGTATATAATCAATGACCGCCTGAACGCTTGCCCGTCCAGTTAAGGAAACAGAATCATTAAAAGTTGTTTTCTGCGCCGAAATAATTTCAGTCTCATTAACAACCCGTGACTGGTCAATTTCTGCCGTTTTGTATTTTTCGGCAATCCTTAACTGCCAAATAATCGAGACAGGAAACTCCGCCGGGGTTCTGTCGAGGACAAAATCTCCGTCTGCGCTGGTGAATGCTCCGGTAACGATGTTTCCATCGGAGTCTCTGGCTGGTTCGTCAACTGGTCTTCCGTTTGAATCAACTTTGACAACGAGACAATCTCCAGCATCTTCATACTGTCCGAAGACGATTGTTCCGTGTTCTGGTTTTCCAACATTGCCTGTGACGCCGCTTGTAATGAGCGTGAAAACTTCGTATTCATGTTCTGTGTCTCCCAGAAGTTCAAGTAATTCGTAAAGGTCTTTTGTTATCAATCCGCGATCAGTCCCGGCTGTAATATCAGGCAAAATAAGCCAGTGCTGCGCCTGAGTTTCTGAAGTGTTGCGGATTGATAAAATGGTATTCTCTGTAACGCCAGAGCGCAACAACTCCCAATCCGCAAAAATGTCATTATACCGATAAAGAGAAAGCGTGTCTTTTTGAAAAACCATTGCAGGGTATGGCGAAATGAGCGCGATCCGCTCCGCTTCGTCAGCGACATAATAAGGCTGCTCAAACAAAATAGAGTGAACGGCATCGTCAAGACCGTTTATCTGAAACGCTCCGACACTGGAATTTGTCGGCAACCACGCAATCGCCGCAGTGTCCCAATAGTAAAGCGAGCCTGTTTCAATGACAAAAACCACACCCAGAAAAGGGACAGGTAATGTGTCACGCTCTGCGATTGTTTCAACACTGAAAACAACAGAGTCCGCCCCACGGCTTCCAAAAATATACATCGATTAACGCTCCGCGCATTCAGTGTTTACATGGTTTACGGTCAAAGTCATTGCATCAGCAACCGAACATTTACCGAAAATCCTGTCACCGTTTTCAAGTTTAAGTTCTTCGCCCCCCTCACCGAACACAAGGGTTTTTCTTCCCGGCAAAGCCTGATTGCACAATATGCAGTTTCCTTCTCCGGGCTGCTTTCCGGCGGGTACAAGATAACACCACATTGAAATTTCACCGCCGGTCAAGTTTGAAAAAAACATTGTTTCAACTGTCCGGCTTCCATCGGCTTCAACGATTAGAGTCGGTTCAGTGCCACATTTTCCAGAGTGTATCATTTTTCAATTCTCCATAATGTCAAAAATATTTTCTGAGTCGGTGGCTGGTACGGATATTGTCGCAAACTTCCGCAGCATACTATTACAAGTTGCATACACGTCATAAAAAACAGGATCACCGTCAAGACTTTTCATGTTTGCATTTTCGATTAGAGTTAATTCAGCCCTTCCATTTTCATCGACAACAAATGGTGCATCCGCTCCGCGCTTAATCATTACCGTGTTTTTATACTGCGCTATACCCTCATTTAATCGGCAGACAAACCGTGTCGCCCTGAGTGACGGATCAATTTCCCGAAAATCAAACCACACGCGGCAAGTCTGTATTTCTTCCGGGATAATTGAGACAGGGGAATAATTTATTTCAAGACTTTCGAGTTCCGGAGTTCCCAAGCCGTCCGCAGAGTGCAGAAAACATGAAACGGTCAATTCTGTTTTTTCAGCAAAAACAAGTGCTGCAATGTTCGCAGTAATTTCATCGGCTGTATTTGATTGAGCGTATGAACCATCTGACACAACCCAAGACAAGCCATCGAACCACAAGCCGCAAAGGATGAATCTCAAAAAATAATCATCCGTCACAATTTGAGACACACTGAAACTGTTTATACCTTCAACAAAAACAGAAAAGGCAAGCGATACCACGGGATTATCCATTGCGTACTCACCAGCCCCCAAGTCCTTCAGTGCAAGAGCCGTTCCGGTGTATTCAATTTTTTCAGCATCATAAACGGTGTCATCTTCAAAATCATCTATAATCAGCTTAGGCATTCCAAATCCTCACAGAAGGAAAACTTTATTTCCGCGCCGATTGTCGCGGATTGCTTTTTGCATCTCTTCGCCGCCTTCGTCTTCATCCTCTCCGTCAACGGCTTCGTCCACCATATCGTTTATGTCATCATCAAAATCGTTCGGGTCAATGTCTGCGTCACCCGTGTCTGCTCCGCCACCATCGCCTTCTGCCCCCTGCTGGTCTTGCATTTCTTTCGCCTGAAGATATTGCAGGTATGTCGGATTAAGAATAAGGTTGCCACCAACTTCAAGGGGTTTCAGGTCGTTTTCTGCCCTGATTTCGTCAATGGTTTTATATGTCCGGGCTTTCTTTTCTGCCAAATCAGCTTCAAACCCGCGATCCGTTGGATTTATGCCATTGAACCGAAAAACAAAATCACGCGCAAAGTCATAACCGCATATACGCAAAACCTTGTTTATGTCATCGGAAAACTGGCCAAGCAGATCGAGCAAAGCCCGGCTTTTTGAAAATTTCTGCTTTGCGTCCTGATTTTCGGAAAGCACGGATTGAGCCTGATTAAAGCGCAATCCAGTTTCGGCCAAATCAGCACCCATAACGGCAGCGGTCAAAGCCCCTGTAAATTCAAGATATTTCTGATATTCCATATCGCGGTTTGACGGCAGCAGGTTCAAAATTTTGGCATCACCGTTCAGAATCGGAATGTTCCACTGACCGTCTTCGCCCTCAAAATTCGCCATCCATTCGTCTTGCATATCTTCAAGCTGTTCTGTCGTGTAGCCGGAATCCTTGCCCATTGAAACCGCAACTTTCGGAATTGCCGACCGGGAAAGGCCATTACTATTGAATTTCAGCGAATTGATAAAAGCGATGATTGCCTGATTTGCTTTTTCTACAACAGAAAATCCCTGCTTATAGTATCGTATGTCATTGCGTTCGTTTTTGATTGAGAAAAGAAGATCATGAGCAGTGAACGCTGCGACAATGCCTCCGCCCGTGCCGTAAAGAAGTTCCTGAATATAGCAGATTTTTTCTTTCGGTGGAATTGCTTCAATTCGCGCCTCTACCAACTTATCCATGAGCGGAGTCACGCCGACACGCATAGCCCCGGCAATTTGGGAGGTCGTGCCGACAAAACCGCCCGGGAGAATAGGCAAAATGGTTGCACCGTCCAAAGCCCAGAGCGAAACAAGGCGGCCTTTGCGATCCCTTTCGAGTTCCCAAGCAACTTTATCAATCAAAATCCTGTCACGGACATACTTCGCAAAAACTTCTTTGAACGTATGATGATCGTTCGTTATTGGTTCATAGTCTTCAACGCGCATTTCTTGAATCATGTTTTCAAGGAATTGTTTTTGTTTTTTGCGTTTAGGCGTGAGCGTTTCGTCCGGATCCTTTAAGGCAACTTCCCATCCGGGCATATCCTTGTCGTGAACAAGGTTTGAAAATTCCTGTATCTGCTGCATTCTGAGCGTGATAACTGCGCCAACAACCGGATTGCGAAACTCTACCAAGCGCAAAAGATAGTCGGGTATTTTATCTTTAGGGTAAACTACATTATTGTATTCGACATTATTTAGATAATCAAAAGTCATGCCGCGTTTAACAGACCGCTTTAATTGCCGGTCAAGAGCCTTCGCGCTTTCCATCGCGCTATCATACGCGGCCTTCATCATTACTGCTGACTGTTCGTCCATGTGTGCGACCTTTGGAAGTGTTTGAGAAAGGAAAGAATCAAAATAACGATTGTGTCAATAGTTTTTTGCGAGTGCAAAAAAAATCCGGCACACGGAAACCGCATGCCGGTAAATTGAATTGGAGTAAAGTCGATGAGAATAGAACAATAAAGCCCTGACGCTATGCGTCAAGGATTATTTTTCGTCACCGTCCTCGTCGTCATCATCTTCGTCAGAATCGGAATCATCATCTTTTTTGTCGTCTTCTTCGCCGGAATCCAAATCCTCTTCTTTGTCGTCATCTTCTTCTTCATCTTCTTCTTCGGTAGAGTCTTTGTCTGCCGCTCCGGAATCCTTTACCGGTTCAGCGATAAATTCAGCCAGAAAATCGGACGGGTCAACAGAGCGAATGTCCATAATCCGCCCTTCGGGAGTAGTTTCGAGCTTTACGCAGTCCTCAAGACCACCATTCATCAGAGCAAGCGCAACAAAATTCCATGCAGTCGCCGCCGCACGGATAGTCTGCTGACTGTAAATCGTCCCGTTTCTTGTACCTTCGTCGAGAATCGCTTTGAAAGCCTCTTCAAATTTCATTACCTTACCTCTCGTTTTGTTTGTTCGCTTCGCGCTTTTATCAATTCATAATCCAACCGGCTTGTCAAGAACACGCGCCTCGTGTGTTCAAAATAAGCATCAAAGATTGGCACGAAATGCAATTCCTTGATAAACCCCAAAAGCTGAATCCCTTTAAGGGGTACAACATTCGGGTCTTTCTCTGGATTTTCCCAGAGTTTTTGCCTGTGCTTTTCAACCGCCTGAAGATGGAAAGGCAGCGTCAAGATGCGATTGTATTCTTTCTGATCCTTCTCCGGCAGTTCCCGCTTCCCCCCTGTATAGCAAAGGGCATACACCTTGTCAAATTCAATAACGCGCCCGGCAATCGTCTCACTCCCCGCCATTTTCAGCCTCCGGTCCCCTTTGCATCTTTCGCTTTTCTTTGGCTTTCATCTCTTCCCGCGCAATCACCGCAACACTATACAAAACCGCAGACCTTTCCTGTGCAGTGAGTTCTGATTTTTTTTCAAGAATCAATTTTGCTTCGTCAAATATTGAGCGATTGTTTTTCTCAAGGTATGAAAAAACCCTCCGGGCGAGAGTTGAAAACCGTCCATTAACGCTACAACCAACTGCGCTTTCCGCATCGGCAAGAATCTTTCTTTGATTATTCATTCAGACACCTCTAAAGCCTCATTGTCGGCAAGTTCGGCAATCTGGGCGTCATACTCCCCGGCTGCGAATTTTTTCAGCTCATCAATATTTTCGAGAACCGCATTGACCTTGTTTTTCGACAAGTTGAAACCACCGCCAAAAAAGTTACCGAAAATATGAACCATCGGCTGACCTTTGAATCTGCTATACCTCTTGACCTTTGCAACAGGCTTTTCTGCTGTTGCTGCTTCCATTGTGACTTTTTTCATGTATTACCACCTTTTTGTTTTGGTTCGTGTTGTAATATCCGCTTTCCATGCGCTCAAGCGTTCGCCTGATTTTATACAATACTTTTTCCCTGCCATATTCATGTATTAAAACATGCTGCAATCCTATGACAATAACATCGGCAAGCTCCTCAATCCATTCATCTGATCCAACCAGCGTTTCGAGAAATTCATCTATTTCTTCGTATAATTTTTTCATCTGCGTGTTTTGACCAAAATGGCAATATATTGTTTTTAGTTTTTCGCTGATCCGATCATCAAGCATTTTTTGACACCTGCGGTTTTTTGTTAAGAAACTGACACCGATTCTCATATACCCCCAGAGCTTTCAAAAACTCACTCTTTACGGCTTCAAACTCTTTGGCGGAATAAGAGACAATGTCGTCAATCCCAAGTATGCGGCCATAAAAAAATCCATGTTCTTCAATCCATTCGACCGATCCCGTGTACTGACCATGCACCAGCTTTATAGTGCAGACCGTTTGTCCTTTTTCTTTTCGGCCTTTGACTTTGACTTCTTTTTCTCTTCCTGCTGCTGATTGACAACAGTTTCCACCACAACCGCAAACTCTTTCACTTCCCTCATTTTCTGTCTGTTGCATTTTAGATTATACTCCCTGCATTTTATGTGTGAAGGAAAAGAGCAAAGGCTTTCGGAAAAGCATGTTTCACAGTTTTTTTCAGAAACCTGCTTCGCGTGAATCATACAATATTCTTTTTCCATTGTTCCTCAATCCTTTCCATTTCTTCTGATAGTTCAGAAATTTCCTTTTCAAGTTTTGCTATCATCTCTTCTTTTGCGTCAATACGTTTTTGCAGTACGTCATAATGTTTTTTTGACAGGCTATATTTTTTCCTGTCGTTCATTCTGTCTTTTTCCGTGCGCTTAACAACTCCGCGTTTTTTCCTTTCGCAATCTTTGCATAAAGGCGGAACGATTAGAGCGTTTCCGCGATCCTTCCGGTGATAACACCGGAAGTCTGAAAGCGGTTTTTCCTCTTTGCAACCTTTGCATATCGAGTGTGTTTTTATCATCACACCACAGCCTGACAAGATTTAATGAAAGCGTGAACATGCTTGTATTTACTTTCGATGTACTGGTCAAACTCTTTGCGTGCTTCGTCCATTTTTGCCTGCGTTTCGGCGTCGAACAAAAACACGCGGCCTGACGCCGTTTCTATTATCTGCGGTCTTGCACACGCATCAAGCAGAGAAAACATTTTTTGATTAAATGCTTTCAGCATGTCGTCATTGACATACTCTTCGTACTCTTTTTGGATTTCTGTTGTTTCCATCGTTTCACTCCGTTTTTATTATGACACAATCAAAAGCGAAAAAAAGAAAAAATCAACTCATTTTTTATCTGCCGACACACTTTCTCTTTTCTTTCGAGCCTGAGCCTTCAAGACTTCGCGCTTCTGCTTTCTCATTTCTTTTTTTGCGTCTATGAGTTTTTTCTTTTGATCTGATTTTTTACCTGACAGCACTCCGGGGGCTGCGTTTAGCATTGCCAAATGTTCAATGGAATATCTCACGGCTGATATTGCATCGTCCATGATCTTTACCGGTTCATCCATCGGATTGCCGTCTTTATCTTTCCGCCATTGATACTGTTCAAGTTCTTGCATGAGTCGCGGGCATTTCTCCGCATCAATAACCCATTTCGGGAACGATTTTAGGTAATCAATCGTCCTTTGCACCGATCCTTTGCCTTTTTTGGCCGGGGTGACGCTATATCCGGCTTTCAGCATTGCATTTCCACGCGCCGGGTCTTCTGAGTCATACACAACGCGCTGCTGCTTCGGTATAAACCGAAACTCTTCGATCAGGTCAATATAATCATCATTAGTTGTTTCATACGCAACCAATTCGTCAAAGGTATAAAGTACTCCGTCAATTATAGTACTGAGTACAAGACAAGTCGGGTGATTGTAGCCAAAATCAAGGCCAGCAAGAATATCTGTTGTGTCGAGTGAATCGCGAGAAACCGGAAGTTTCCCGTTTTCATAGTTTGAAAATATCCGTCCTTCGGCAACACCCCACTGCCCCAAAGCATAAATATTGTAAAAATTCTGGTCATAATCTTTGAAACCTTCGAGCGTTTCGGCATAATCTTTAGTCAAAAACGGGTTGTCCTTGTATGTCGAGTGGTGAAGCATTGAAAAGCTTGAATATTCCGTTGAATCAAAAAAATATTTTTTGATCCAGTTCTTTGAGCTAACCGGATTAAGCATTAGTGTGAATTGGAAATAATTTTTTGACTGTCCGCGCAATCGAATAAGCAACTGCCGGAATGAGTCAATATTTCCTTCGCTTGCCTCTTCAAATATAACGCGCTCAAGAATCCCGCTCCCTCCGGGAAAAGAAATTGACTTCAACCTTTCCACATCGTCAAGGCCGCGATAATAAATAATAGCTCCGTTTGCGATACACTCAAATGTCATGTCAGTCTTGTTTTCCTTGAACAAGTCCTGAAGCCCGAAACGGTTTATGATTTGTTTGGTCAGCGCAAAAGTCGAAGTCCTGTTGGAAGTCGCGGTCTGCCTAACAACAAGATAATTACAGGCATTTGTTATGACATTATATATCATTTCCGAAAAGACAAAATAACTTTTTCCGCTTCCCGCTCCGCCCTTTAGAACGCGAATTTTTTTTTTACTTTCAAACACATCCCAGAACGTCCGTGGGATGCAGTCGTAAAATCGGGAAAAGTCAACAACAACCTTTTTACCCATTACTCTTCAGTCTCTCTTGCAGCGGGTTTTATCACAATTTCAATTGTCTTTGTTTCGTCTTCTGTTTTCATCATGTTTTGAATTTGCGCCCGAACCTTCAATGCTTCAAGTTTTGAATACATTTTGACTTTGATATTTTCGTCAACACCATCCTTTGTGTTTTTGCGAATGTATTCGATTGACTGTATTGCTTTTCTGGCGTGTTCGGGAATGTCGTCAAGCGTCTTGACTGAAAGCGTTCCGCCCTTAAGATCGATAACTTCAGATATATCGGCAAGAGCAAGAGCATGAATTTGATTATATGTTTTGCCCTTTTCAATGTCCGTTTCGCGGTCTTTCCAAATTTTAGAATATATTTGCTTGATACCCGCAATTATCTTATCGGTTCTTAGAAGATCATAAGCCCGAACGCTGGCAGCATTGTATGAGCATTTGGGATAAACCAGCATATAAGCCCGCGTACCATTGCCGCCATTTTCGACATACGCATAACAGAACGCACGGTGTAAAGGTGAAAGTTTATCAAGCGGATCGCTTTCCAGTTCCATTTTCATTTTTTCATGTATTCCCCTTTTTACGGGGGGTGTTTTTCTTTTGGCCTTTGGTTTTTCCGGCAATGTTTCCGCTTTTGTCTCTGGCAATGTTGCCGTCTCCGTTTCCGCTGTATCCGGTCTTTTTGGTTTTTTGATTTCTATTTCTGACATATCCGCCCTCTTCGATTATTATTTCAATTTCAACTTTATCCTCAAGTCCGTAGAGTTTTGTCGTTTCCCCTGCATAGACCTGACCATCATCGTAAAATACTATTTTATTCATACAGTCAAGATAAAACTTTTCAAGATTATCTTTGTCTTTTTTTTTCAGGTGCGGTATTATTTCCCCGGCTTCGAGCGCATCCCGCATTCTGTTTGTCATTTCTGATTTTGCCGGGGTAAAAAAAAAGGTCATGTTTACCCGCACGGGCACACCTGCGGGTATCATTTCTTTTTGCCATAGAGTTTTGATATTTCTCATTGTTTTGTTTTTTTCTTTTTCCTGGGAACAATATACGATGCCGTTGGCAAATCGCGGTCTTTTTTTTGCGATTGGCACACCTTTGATTGTCATTGAATATATGGCTTTAATTTTCATCCGACAACCTCAAAGACGGTGATTGGCCGTCCTTTGGATGGTTTTATTGTTGCTTTGATTTTTTCTGTTGCGAGAAGATAGTCCAGAATATCATCAATAGCCATTGTTCTGAATCTTTGTCTGACATCTGTTTTTGTGCATGATCCGCCTTTTTCGCAAATATAATCCATGATATTCTGTGCATCAATTTTACCTTTTGATTTTAATGGTTTTGATTTTTTTTGTTCTTCGACAATGATTTGAGCAATTTCGCTGGCAATTTTCATTGTTGCTTTTTTTGCATAATGAGTGTCTTCCGCCTCATCAATCCACTGAGCTACTATTTTTTTGTCTGCATTGGGGGCATCGAAAAACATTGCATGTTTTACCATTGCGAAAGCCAATTTTACAGATATACACACATCAGCCTGAAGAAGAAAGAAGTCTTCTTTTTCTTCGATGGTTGGAAAGAATGTTTTCACTTCTGCGACATCGACAACCCTTTGACAGTTCATGCGCCTGCATAGCCATGAAAGATAAACGAACGGTTTACCGTTCAAATCTTCGGTTTGTACTTTCATTTTCCGATCCTCTTTAGTTTGAGATAATGAAAAACAATGAATATCTGCAACCGGGGAAAAGCAAATCTTTTTTGCAGATATTGGTATTTTCTGAAAATAAGATTTACACCATTATAATGAAGAAAACATAGTATTTATTATTATTATTATTTATTATTTCAATAATTCAATATATATCATGTTTTCTTTTTTGTTGTTATTATCTATTATTATCTGTTATTAACAATATTTTATTATATTTACAAACCAATAAGTGTTATTAACAAGAGTGTTTTTGTTTTGTAGTTATAGGTATCTTTTTCACTGTTATTTACGCAATAAAAGAAATACATAGGGCTTGAATTATTGAATTTTAAGGGTCTTTTTGACAAAAAACATCTTCAGCCGTCAAATCCGACCTTATTATACACTTAATTGCGTGAAAATAAGGGTAAAAATCCCTGTTTTGGCATGATCTGCCGGGATAGAAATTCAAATGAAATTTCAAGTGAAAACGTGAATTTCTATTTTTTAAGAATTTTTAGCAAAAAACAAAGAAATTAAGGCGTTTTTCAGGCTAAAATTCAAATGAAATTTCAAGGAAATTCAAGGTTTTTTTAGTGCTTAAAAATTCTTGACTATTTTCGTTGAAACCGTAAAACGGAAAAAACAAAGGAAGGTGTATGTGTTATGACTATTGAAGAACAAGTTAAAGAGCAGGCATTGATTATTCTGGAAATGCTGCGAATCGTGGAAAAGCTGGCAAGGGGTGATTTTATGGACGGCATAGAGCGAAAATCTTTTAAGTCTTTGCGGGAAAGGATCGTGAGTGCCTCTGGGAATGAAGCATCAATCAAAGATGATCCGGAACAAAGTCTTCCGGCAAAAAACATCATAAAAAAACCCGCCTTTCGAGCGGGTTTTTTTATTACTTGGTCTTTGTCGGCCTGCCGCCCTTTGACGGCATATTTTCAAGTTTTTTCTGGTATGCCATAATATCCCTGTCGAAAACCAGTATGATCTTACCCTGTTTAATTGCAGGGAGAAAGCCAGACTTGATATGATTCAGGATTGTTGCCTTGCTCTTTTCTGCCTGCTGCGCAACCTCTTCCGGTGTTGCATACATTCCGGCTTTTTTAATTTCAATCATTGCTTTACCATCCTTTTGGTTTTTTTTGATTTTCCAAACATGATAGGCTTCTAAATTACAAAACGGTCAAACACAAAAAAAATTAAAAAAATAATTTTTTATCATTGACAAGGCGTATATACAGTATATACATTACCTATTCCCGCCTCATTTCTGCTACTGTATTTCCTGCCTCAAACAACCAAATTTAACCCCTTAAACAATAGGTTTAAGGGGTTCTTTTTATCAATCCGGTGTCAATGTATGGTTTGTTACAAAAAGCCCGTTTAGAACGTTAGAAATGCGGTTTAGAACGCTTATATTTTAGTCTCACAACCCCATTTTGGCGGTATTTTTGCTTTTTGTGTCAATGATGGAAACGAAAGCCGATTTTCGCGCTTGCCTGTTTTTTGCTGCATTAAAATTGAAAATATTACAGTAATTTTCTGAATTTTGTTTTTTTAATAATATCGAAAAATAAAACACATAACACGGACATTATTCTAAAAATATAAAAAAATAACGTCAATAATTGACGTTAAAATAAAACACGATTCATTTTTTGTTGTTTTTATTTATCTGATAAAAAAACACACTGAATAAAAAATAAAAACATTTATCAATACAACAAAAGAATAAATCAAAATGGATATTATTTTTGAGACAATGCTTTTTCTAAAACATGTAAAGACACACACCCTTTGCACCAACAAACCCCTGTCCCAACACAAGAGAGCAGCCGATGCCGATGCCGCCGAAAAGACGGACATAACCAGTATCGAGAAAAGCCCCAGAGATTCCATAGCCAACACCCCCAATTATCATATTTTCCGGTCTTTCAAGATTGATCCTTGCTTCTCTCGACCATCTTCTTTCAACCAACCCCGCTTCCGCTTTGACAGTATCGCCTGCAATGGATATTTCAAGCATTGGTCTGTCGGTATAATACTTTTGAAGTTGCTCTCGCAGTTCTCTTTCTGTCATTGCCGAAACTTCACGATATACGATCCGGTCTTTCCATTCTATTTCTTTTTGAGTTATTGTTTTCACTTCCGGTTTCGCGCTGTAATATCCTCCGATCCACCCGCCCGCAAAACACGCAAAAGAAAAAACGAGAAAAGCCGTCACAACATACCTGTTCATGCTTGCCACCTATTCTATTTTCGATTGATAATTGATATATGTTAAAAATGATTTTTGTGAGGATGGAGAGAACGCCGCCAACTGGAAACAACAGAAAACCAGTTGACGGCATACCCAAAGGAGATATTCGATATACCCAAGCAACCGCAGATATTACATTACACCGCTTCTAATTTGTCAACGACATTTTTCCTGTCATGGTAACGCTTCAAACTGCGTTCCTTCAGGGCTTCGCGGTTTTTTTGATAATATGACGCCGCCCTGTCTGGGTTGTAGTTTTCCGGCTTGTAATTCAATTTCGCCCTGCATTTTTTACAGAGTGGTAAAGGCTTTTTTGTTCGGCTGTCCACGGAGAAATTGTCAAGCGGCAAATATTCACCGCACCCCATCCCTGCTTTATTTTGGCATATTTTTTTGACTGTTTCTGTTATCATTGTATTAGTTCCTCTTTTGCGTTTTCCTGTATTGCGTCCGGTTCCTGAATGCCACCAGTTGTAGTATATGACAAAACCTCTTCGCGCTTCATGTTCATCATTGCCTGTGCCGCTTCCATGCTGACAAATTTCCGGCTTCTGCGTGTGCCTGACTGGTCTGTTTGTATTTCAATCATTTGTTCAGATTGCAGCAGTGTTTCGATAATGTCTTTGCGGACATAGGACGGGACATTCTGTGTTTTTCTTGTTATCTGTGAAAGAGTCATTCCGTTTGTGCCTGATTCGCGGATTGCCTTCAGTACACGTTTAACCTCATGCTCATGTGAGCTGTCGGCAACATGATTTTCCGCGATAAAGAAGGTATGATCCGAAAGGTGTTTTGCAAGCGCAATTCCGTAAAGCATTTCCCGTTCTGTTATTATCGGCTCAAAATCAAGCCTTGAAACACTGGCAATAAGTGATATTTGTTCGGCCATCAATGCAGTCCTTGCGTAAAGAGTGTCTGGCCTTCCTTGTGTTCTCAGTCTTGCCCTGAATTTGTGAATATCCCGGCAAAAGTCATGTAGTATGCTGGTGGCTTGTTTGGTCATGCGGTAACACTGCGGATTGCATTTTATCTCCTGAATAGTCCCTGCTGCTGATGGATTTATCGGCAAATCGTGCAGCTTGACAATCCCGTTCATAAGTGCGGGTGACGGGTTGACCGCCAGATCAATGCGGTTTCCGTGTTCGTCAAATATCCTTGTTTCCGGGTCTGGATCGTCTGATTCAAAAATCATCATCCGCGATAAAAAACCGTCAGACAGATTTTCAACAGTCAACCCCTTGTAGAGCGTGTCCGGTACTGTCGTGCCGTACAGGCAAAGGTTTGGGCAGTCCACGGTTATATTGTTTTCACGGCTGGCATAGATTTTACCATGCCACACAGATGAAGATGAAGAGTATAGCTTCATAAGAACAGAAACGACATTGTAAAGGTGCGGATTATTGCTGCTGCTGGTGGTTCTTATAAACCGTCCTATTTCATCCAAAAGAAAAAGCTGTGACGGTGAAAGGGCGATTGCTGAAGAAATTGCCGCATCTGACGCAATGTCTTCAACTTGTGCAAGGTGAGAAAGTTCGCACTCTCCCAAAAGTTTCTTTATCGCGCTTCTGGGTGCGTCTTTCCCGCAACCGCTCGCACCGACACCCAAAACATAAATATTTGTTCTGGCATCTGATTCCGTTCGCACCTTGCGCCCGGCTAAAGTGCCAACAAGTGCAAGACTTGCAGCGAGTGACAATATTGGCTGCGGTTTGATTGATCTTGCCATGATGTACCGCTGAATTTCACCAATCAGCCCGTCACATTGCAAAAGGTGATTCGGAAAAATTTCTTCTTTTTTATCTTCACACGACTGGTTTATCACTTCAAGGTTGACGCCGCCGCTTCCGTTGTTAAATTCCAAAGCCGTTAGATTTATACCGTATTCACGCGCCAAATTGTTACAGTCTGCGGTCGTGATCGTTGACACCCATCCGTTTTTTTTCGCCTCATGAAAGAGACTTGCAAGAGTAATTTCATGCACCCGTAGCCCGTTCCATCGTTTTCTCTGATCTTCAGGGTTGTATTTTTCTGAAAGTTTTGACCATTCATCCCAAAGGCCAAAAGCGGAAACTGAACCGGTTGACTTCAAGGCCATGCCTATTCTGATCCATGTATCGCGATCATCTGCGTCAATGTATGCAAGGGCTGACCGGATTTCCCTGACCTCTGTCTGGTCAAGGACATTCGCCCGCATGACCGATTCCTGTATTTCTGTTTTCTTTTTATACTCTTCAATCCATGCCGGTAAAATTGCGCATCGGCTGTGCAGTGTGCGGATAATGTCAGTTTCATCTTCTGTCGTATCGTAAAAACAATAATTTGCGCCGTTCGGAGCGCATACATACGATCCATTTGCGCGAATATCAACAGGAATAGATTTATCGAGAAAACGCGCTTTCCCAGACAAAAGCGTATCTGATTCAATGCGGTAATACAGGTGACGACCGCCCGACATTGTTTCGACTTCGAGCGTTTCCGGCAAATCGCCGTATTTCTCTTTCACCAGTTCCTTAAATTCATCGACACTGCGAATATCTCCGTCTTTATTTATGTCGATGTCAATAACGACAATTTTATTGGTGTTCCCGCACGGCAGGCCAATATTAAAGTCAGAGCGGTAAAATTGGGTTTGAAGTATGGCAGTGTCTGTTGTTGCGGCATAAAAACCGTTGGCGATTGCCGGTGTTTTGTTTTTCGTACAAGCGAAAATGCTTAATCCGCTTTCGGCATAGGCTTCAATGTAGTTCTTTAGCATTGTTTTTTCCTTTGGGCGTAATAAAGCCGTGACAGATTTTCCCTGTCACGGCTTTTCTTTTATTGGAGTATCATTCTGGCTTTGTCGGGTATAATCATCGGTAATGCCGTGTCCATAAGTATGTCTTGTGGGATATATGCCTGTATCTCCGGCAAAACTTCAATTAATTTTTTTGTTGTTGTTATGGATTTCAGAACACCGGAAATAATGCGCCTGTTTTCATCTCGTTCTTTTTCTGCGCATTGACGTTTTGCGAATAACTCCGATGCTTTGAACGTGTCGAAGTAGTGATCTACATGCTTTCTTCCTGACCGCAGACGTGCTTCGCTGTTTCCATTATACCAGCAAAAGGGAATGAAAACCTTTTCCGCTGCATCGTGACGGATATACGTATAATCGCTGGTGTAGTAATAAAACTTTTGCGCCATTGCAAGCACATATCCGCCGTGATTTTCGTTTGCGTCAATCATGTCCTGAAAATCGCGGCAAAATGCCGCAATCCCGGATTCAAAGAAGTCCGCAATTTCAGCCTGAACCGCATTGATTTCTTCTGATAGTTTTTTTGTCGTGACTTCTTTTATAATCCTGTCACGCGCTTCATTTGTGAGTTTTCCCATTTTATTTACTTTCCTTTGGATACAATAGCTCTCAATACTGTTGTTAGAAATGGCCAAAAACCATGTGACAAAAGGTGGCTTATGTCACAGACCGGCTTATTTGGAGTTTCTTCTTATAAAAGCACTCTTCCTGTTGTCCTGAATTTCTAAATCGGGGTTGAATCGGCATACCCTATATGCAAGAACACAATAACCGATTGCGATAACAAGAATGATAATGATTGCACTCATGTTTATTCACTCCATCATTAAGATTGATTATGTCTGTCTGCAATGTAGTTTTAGTCAATAACAAAAACTCTAAAATATCGGAATTTTTTTTCAGATTGCCGATTTTTTTTCTTGACGAATGTATATACATGATATACATTGAATTTATCAAAGCGGCTGATGCCGAGAATAAAAAAGAGGTGGAAAAATGACATACGAAAATTTTAAGAAGATGAATAGAAAAGCAGAAAAAACGGTAACTCTCCCGAATGGATGGAAAGTTACCATCAAAAGCGAAAAATTCTTAACCACCCTAAAGGGTGGTTGGGAGACCGCTGATGAAACCATTTGCGGGAATGATAAAGAAATCATCGTCCGCGATAAGGACGGAAAAATAATAGCCGATGGAGGGGAAATTATAGAAATTTCTCCAAAGTCACCTGTCGAAATACAGCGCGAATTGGGTGGCAAAGGGTGTGTTGCCTACCTGATAGGCACAAGGTTTGGAATGCGCGAAGAAAGCTATAAGATCGTAAAAACGGCATTCGATGCCGTGAACGCGGAAACCGATTTTCCGGAATACATAGAGTATCTTGCCATTAAGGCAGAAGAAGAAAGAAGGGCTGAATTAGCCGATGCGGTTAAAACTGTTGAAGCGTATCAGGAAGCAAAAAAAATAATTGAGGGTGTAAAATGAACGAAACTGAAAAAATTCTCGAAAAATTATCTTGCCCGAAAGGTTTTGTCGTGGCGAGGGAAGAGCTACCAAAAGCCCCCTGCCGTGTAATGGCGCAAATTGCGCTTAAAAACCCGAACCAATCCGGGAGTTTTTATGACATGATCCTTGTCGATTGGGGCGGTGAAAGATGGTGCTTAAAAGAAATGTACACTGTCACATATTGGCGGTATTTGACTGAGAGTGAAAAACGTCTTGAAGAAGAAATTGAAAAAAGATTAAAAGGAGAAAAATCAGAATGAAAAAACGAGATGAAATTATCGCTGAAATTAAAAAAAGCGGAGTGAGGTTTGAAAGCATTGACGATGCCATTGCATACATCGTCAAGAAATACGATTGCAGCCGGTTTTCAGCAATGAAGATTGCCAATTATTTTTTCTGAAAAACAAAAATGGTATTGATTGACTGTATATAATGTATATCGTTGATCAATACTGTTTATTTAAGAGGTTATTATGACTACTGAGAAAAAAACAAAAAAAGAAAAGCCGGTCAGTATCATTTTCCGGCTTCGCGGAGAGCGGCAAAGAGACGCTCTGCAAACATCCCTATTTTCAATAAAAAAAAATACGGGGGAAAATTACCCCGACATTCTCGAAAGACTTCTCGAAAAAGAAGTAAAAAATATGGAGGTAAAAAAATGAATGAGATAAGACATTTTCTGTATTTTCTCATGTATTCATCCGGGGCTGATTATCGCCTTTCGGTTGCTGCGGAGATTATTTTCTTTTCCGCGATGCTTGCTCTTGTTGTAAGGGTTTACAGACTTGTGCGGAGCGGTGAGTTTATCACACATAAAGATAAAGAGCTTTTCCTTTACAATCGCATGGTCAGCGAACCGCCACTGCTTGATCCTGAAGTAACGCGCATTCTTTCAGAAATCCGCGTTGATCTTGAAAAAAGCGGCATTGATACATTCAGAAAATTTAACGATGGTTTGGACGAAAAATGAAAATGTATCTGAATGATGATGCGGAATTTTTAACAAAAACGGCAACCGGTTTTCTCGAAAAGTCCGGAATGGAGAAGGAAAAGGCGATTAAATTCCTTAAAGATGTGATCCGAAAAAAGGGATTTTCTGAAGGAATAAAAAACACGCTTCTGGACGATGCCTGCATCGAACACGCGCAAAACATCTTAAAGGGGATAGAGCTACTATGATTAACGAAAAACATGTAATGATTGATATTGAAACAATGAGTACCGAAAAAAAATGCTGCAATAGTACAGATTGCAGCAGTTTACTTTGATTTTTCAGATGAGCCAAGAGAGGAAATATTATTTTTTAGAAATGTCTGTCTTTTATCGAATGATTCGTTCAAGAGGCATTGCAGCGGTTCGACAGTAGATTTTTGGTTGAATAATGCCGAAAATATAACATGGAGAGAGGATGCTAAAGACCTTGACGGAACATTGCTCAGCTTGAAAAGGTTTCTTTATCTGAATTATGGCAGAACCGGACACAAGGTTAATGTTTGGGCAAATTCACCATCCTTTGACATTGAAATACTTGAAAATGCGGCAAAAACATGTGGCGTTACAATACCGGAGTTTAATTTCCGCAATCGCCGCGATCTGCGCACCATTACCGCGATGTGTCCAGAAGTTGTAAAAAACTTTGATTGGGGTTCTGGGACGTATCATAATGCCCTTGACGATTGCCGCAATCAAATTCGCTTACTTAAAAAATGCCTGAAGGAATTGAGATGGATATAGGGAAAAGCAATAATCTTCGCCATTTGATAGAATACTATGCGCAATCCGGTTCGCCAGCGGAGCAAAGAGTTGTATTAAAGAGAATTTTTTCAATACTGAACCATAAAACTGTTTTCTCATTCAGTGTTGGTGAGCCTGTTTTCCTTGACGGAGAAATTGCGCATATTCGTTCGCGTTTTATTTGTGTCGAAAGCGGCGAAAGGTATTACTCACTTGACAATGACCTTTTTGCCAATGAAAAATTTATCAATAATATCATAGAGGGTATGGTCGAATATGAAGGTAACAAAAACAATGTGTGACGTGTGCAGAAAAGACACTGATTTGTCAGGCGGTATTGGGACACTGTATTTTGCTTTTACCACTGGTGCAGATGGTGTTGTTGAAAAACATCCGCATTTATGCCGCCATTGCAGCGAAATTTTGCGCGATTATATTCAATCAGGAATACAGAAGGCGGAAAAAACAAATTCACTCTAAAAATTTAATTGGAGCTTTTCACAGGACGCAAAAAGCGATAAGGGGGAGTTATGGGAGTATATTGCAAGCTGGTAACAGATAAGGAACAAATTTCTTTAGATAGAATATTCTGTGGTTCTACTACTAAAACTCCCCCGTGCGCTACGGGGGATGTTCGGAGCGACACGGTTGTCACGGGTTCGGTGGGTTCGACTCCCACCCGCTCCAAAGCATAATAAAATGAGAGGTAATGACGATGGAACAAACAAAATTAGATGAAATTTTAAGGCTGCATAAACTGTGGCTTAAAAATGATGATGGTGGAGTTCGCGCCAACCTGACACACTCCGACCTGACACGCGCCGACCTGACAGGCGCAGACCTGACAGGCGCAGACCTGACACACTCCGACCTGACACGCGCCGACCTGACAGGCGCAGACCTGACAGGCGCAGACCTGAGAGGCGCCGACCTGACACGCGCCGACCTGACACGCGCCGTCCTGACAGGCGCAGACCTGAGAGGCGCCGTCCTGACAGGCGCAGACCTGACACGCGCCGTCCTGACAGGCGCCGTCCTGACAGACGCCGACATGTCACACTCCGACCTGACAGGCGCAGACCTGAGAGGCGCCGACATGTCACACTCCGACCTGACACGCGCCGACCTGACACGCGCCGTCCTGACAGGCGCAGACCTGAGAGGCGCCGACATGTCACACTCCGTCCTAAAATGCGCCGTCCTGAGAGGCGCCGTCCTGTCAGGCGCCGACATGACACACGCCGTCCTGACAGACGCCGTCCTGACACACGCCGTCCTGACACACGCCGTCCTGAGAGGCGCCGTCCTGACAGACGCTATCCTTGACTTCGCATCGCTCCCGCTTTGGTGCGGGTCTCTGAAAATGATAACCGACCGTCGGCAGCGGGTGCAAATTGCATACCATCTGGCATCGCTCATCAAGCATGGCGCAGACGTTGGCGACGACGAAAAAGCGCTGTACAATGCAATGCTTGATTATGTCAACGAGTTCCACCGCACCGAATGTGACAGACTGGAGGTAATTATATGACAATAACCCTATTAAGCGTCACGCCAGACGCGGAAAAACTTATCGAGATTGCTGGACGGACGTGCTACAAAAGCGAGCAGGGTTTTCTCCGGTCGGGTTTTCGGAGATAGAAAAATTCCCGTCTGCCGTTTTGGCGCATCATTATCCGTGATTATTCTTGGCAATCTTCATGCGATTGCGCCGTCTGTTTTTTCCGACCTGATGGACAAATACAACTGCTTGGAGTGTGGCGACAATGGAAAATAATACACAAATGGATATTGAAATTCTTTTTTCAAATGCTCAAATTTTCTTTGGAAATTTCAAGAATTTTCTCAAAGAGAAAAATCGGAGATATGGCGACAGTGCATTGAAGCCGGTAAAAATTTTCAACAAGACCGATAGCAAAAATTCAATCCTGATCCGTCTTGACGACAAGATTAACCGCATTATCAATTCCGATGAAATAAGAAAAAACGACATGGCCGATATTCTTGGCTATGTCGCTTTATACATGATTGCAAATGGCTGGACAGATTTTGACGATCTGTTAGATTGATATTGCCGCAGTATGCTCATTCAGCACAGTGTCGTCATACATGTCAAGCGTGACTTGTGCTGAATGATGCCCTAAATATCGAGATACCGCTTTTATGTCTTTTTTCTCATTCGCAATTTTGTGTGTTGCGAAAAAATGCCGTAACATGTGGGGGTGGACGTCCTCTTTCCCAATCCTGTTTTGAAAATGATCTTTTATGAATTTCCAGAGATTGCGCCGGTCATACGGATGGCCATTCACAGAATAAAAAAGCAGCGGGTTTTTCTTGTCGGGAAAAACGGCCTCTATTTCCGAAAGTAACGATTTTGAAATGAAAATATATCGCTCTTTCTGCCCCTTGCCGATAATCCTTATCCGATAATATGCGCTATTGTCGAGGGCTTCCAGATTTTTTCTCTGCATATTTATCAATTCGCTGATACGCATTCCAGTTTCGGCAAGTGTTTTGATAATAACCATTGTTCTAATCGTTATCGGCTTGTCGCTTTTTTTGGGCTTTGTTGCAGCTTTGATTTCCTTGATTGAGAGCTGATTATGTACACCCTTTGCAACCTTGAAGGATATTTTTTGCACGGATCGCAATAATTCAACCGGATTTTGCTGAATTACCCCGGCTTTCTGATATACTGAAAACAGTTTCGACAGACTGGCAATTTTTCTATTTATTGTCGCGTTCGTCTGCTTCAAGTTTCGCAAGTGTAGTATGTAATTTGACACATCGGAAACGGTCACGCTCTGAAAATCCTTGCCTACAAAAGCAAGAAAAAGTTTCAGGTCTGATTTATATGCAGCCTGTGTTTCTTTGCTTAATGCCGTCCATGATGCTTCAATCAAATCTGTTGAAATATCTTTTTTCTTTACTGTTTGTATTTCGTTTTTTTTCATCTTTGCTTGTCCTTTGTTAAAACATAAGTTCGCATAAACGGTCTTCGTCACTTTTTATCTTTAACGGTGGCGGAGTTTCACCGAAAGAGCCAATACTCTTATTTTTTGTTATTTCTTCGTACATTGCTACTTCGGACAATGTACTTTTGGCAAGAGGATTGCGCTCAAAAGGTGGATCGAAATTATATCCTAATATTTTAGGAAATTTCCCGTTTTGGTCAACTAATATTTGAGATGGATGTAAAAACCTATCTTGAAGTTTTACCGCCTCTTCGATTGTTTTTATTGGCTGATCGGGAAACCTTCGCTTTATCCAACTTTCCGCCTTTGCACCTGCAATTCCCGCATGTTCAACGCAAATCCATTCAGACACGCGCTCCGTCATGTTGACATAATAGTCAACGCGCATAGTGTCTTGTTTTCCGCCCTTGCCCTTGTGCCTAAAAAAAACAATATCGACAATATCACACACCTGTGGTTCTTTTTTTGTGGATATTATTTCAAGATTTGACGCCGTGGTGTCGTGATTTATTTCCACTTCTCTTGGAAATTCAAAGCCGCATTCCGGGCAATCCCTGCATAAAACATGACAAGGCGATTGACATTTTGGGCATATTTTTTGCGGTACTGTTTTTAATTTTTGCTCTCCATTCCCTGCTGCATAATCGTGAATAATTTCTATTTTGTCAATAGCCCCGTGACGTTCAATATTATGCCCAAAGTCAAGAACAAGAAAATCTTCTTTATCTGGATGAAGTCTGAAACCGCGCCCGATTTCCTGAACATAGAGACAGGTTGACATGGTGGAATGAAGCAACACTATGCCGTCAACCGCCTTTTCGTTGAAACCCACGGTTAATATTCCAATATTTACAATATATTTTATATTTCCACTTGAAAAATCACGCACAATTTGGTCATTGATTTCGCTTTTTTGTCCAGAGTGTATAACGCCGCACGATTGACCATATTTTTTGAGTTCAGCCTCGATGTGATGGCAGTGATCTATTCCCGCACCGAAGATTATCACCTTTTTGCGATTATCCATGTATGCAATAATTTCTTTTACTGCGGCCTGTACTTTTTTGTCAACGTCAAAGGCTTTTTGCAGTTCCTCTTGAACAAACTCTTTTTCATCCCCTTTCCCAACAGTCCTTATATTTGACACGTCAACAGATGCGACACCGCATTTTGATACTGGTGGACAGAGATACCTTTTCCCGTCCCTGTTTTTGGGATGCTGCGGGTCAATGAGTTCGTCAACTCCCGTTTCGTGACATATTTCGTCAAAAAGCCTTTCCCTACCCTTTGTCAGCAATCCGCCTTTCAGCCTATATCCTGTTGCGGTAAAGCCGACAATGACAATGTTTGGGTTTATTTGTTTGGCCACTGTCAAAAACTTGTGATATATGCCCATCGTTTTATGTGGCACTCTGTGCGCTTCGTCAATCAGTATCGCATCGAACGCCCCTATATCATACGGCTTTGAGTATATTGACTGGATTCCGGCAAAAATTACACGCGCATATCTGTCACGCTGGTTCAATCCGGCTGAATATATTCCCGCGACAGAGCTGTGCATTGTCGTGTTGTCGAGAAATTCCGCATGGTTTTGTCCGATAAGATATTTTTGGTGTGTGAGGACAAGAACGCGAGTTTCGGGAGTTTTCAATATTTCTTCAACAATATTTGCAATGACAAGACTTTTTCCACTTCCCGTTGGAAGTATTGCCAACGGGTTTTTGCCGGGCTTTGTTGCGGTAAAATGAAGTATCGCATCAAAGCAGTCTTTTTGATAGTATCGCGGTATAAATTTCATCGGTCACGCCTCTTTGCAATGTTTTTCGATTGATTTTGACAATGCGCGAAACTGTTTATCCTTCTGCATTATAACTTCGTGCATGTCGAAAGAACCAACGTGCGCACCTTCAACGCTCAAACCGTCCAGAGTTCGCGCTCGTGATACCGCAACATACCCCTGATTTTTTTCAAAGATATTTGCAAGATTCATGTGGACATAATCAAAAGAACAACCCTGCGACTTGTGTATTGTTACCGCCCACGCCCACCGCAATGGAAGCTGAACAATTCTTGCCGATACCTTGTCTTTTCCGTTTTCATCGAGTTCTTTCCTCTCCCACTTGTGCGACGTAACATGGACGATTTTTCCAGTACCGTAAATTTTTACAACCGGGATTGGTGGTTCATCATCGTTTTCGCCTGTGTGGTGAAATTCAACGACTTCACCCATTGTGCCATTGTAATAATCGCCGGTTTGGTGGTTGTTGACCGTAAACATGACCTTTGTGCCGACACGCAATGCAAGGTTTTCAGGGGAAAGGCAGTTTTTTTTCATGGCGTCAACAAGTGTCTGATGTCCGAAACACTGCATAAAATAGGTGAAAATAGGCGTCTGGAGGGCATAGAAAGCCACTAAATTGTGAGCGTCAACTTTTTTGTTGGTTGAAAAGAGTTTTGTGCCATACAGGTCAATCTGTGAAGTGTTTCTGGGTGACAAAAGGACACTTATGTCATTTTGGGTCAATTCTCCCGCCCGCATACGGTTTAGGATGCCAATTAAGACCTGATCCCCGGCTTGACGGTAGTTTTTTTCCAAATAGCAGACCGCAAAGTCTGCCCCCTGCCATGATGGAGCGTTAAATGCAAAGTCCGCAGATTCCTGAGAAATGCGATCCGCAACAGGCGGTAGCTGAAAGAAGTCTCCGCAGACAATAACCTGTATTCCGCCGAACGGCTGGCTTTTCCCGCGAACGAACCGACACACTTCGTCGACATTATCAAGCGTATTGGCGGAAAGCATTGATATTTCGTCAATAATAAGCAGGTCTGTTTTGACGATCTTTGCGCTTGAAAATCTGTTGTTTTTGACTTTGAAAAGGTCTTCTGTGGTTAATTTTGTCTTTATACCGATACCAGACCATGAGTGTATTGTTGTGCCGCCAATATGCGTTCCGGCGATTCCTGTTGACGCCGTGCGTGATACCCTGATATTGCGCCTTTCTGCGTCTTCAATGATTTTCCCCAACAGATAACTTTTTCCTGTCCCGGCCTGACCTGTGAGAAAAATATTTTTCCCTTGCAGGTAAATTTGAAATGCTTGTTCTTGTGTCATTGTTGTTTTTTCCTTTCCCTTTTATTTTTTCAGCCTTGCCAATGTTCACACTTCTCTTCAACGCATTCATCTCCGTGCTGGCAATGGAAGCATGGGTCATAACACGCCGCGTCTTCTGGTGGATTGCCGTTAAAACCGCCCTTTCGACAATCCCCAGCATCGTCACCACTTCCCGTTATTTCATACCGACAATTACAATAGCACATATTCGATACCCCAAATTGTTAATATTCAAGACCTGCGCGTTTCTGGGAAATTTCCCCGGGCAGATTTTGCTGTTCTGTTTGCGATTCGTCTTTCTTGATTGCCTTCTTTTTTGCCGTCTTTTTTTCAACAACTTCATCGGAAATATCGGTCTTTGTTTCATCCCAAGCCTTGACGCCTTTCAGTTCAATTTCCCCAGAAAACCCCTGCTGTATTTGCGCCACTGTATCGCTGGCAAGGTTGCGGACGTTCTTTATTTTTTCATAAAGTTCTGAAGATGTGAAAAGCGTTTTTATTTCTTTACCGTTCCAGCTTGTGCGATCCGGCAATGATGTTTTTGTGGTATTGGCAAACACAACCCCTGATTCGTTTTCATAAAGAACAAAGTCTTCAAAAACTTCAATGGTCTTGATTGCGCTTAAAAGCTGCGGCAAGAAAAGATGGTTGTCGCATGATGTATCAAGAGCCATTTTGTCGAGCGGCTCATTTCTTTTCTGGCACATAAATTCACCATTCATTACCGGCTGCCGATAAAGACATGTTTTGCATGATACCAGCGGAATATCTGCATGATGACAGATGCGGGAATAATCACAGAAGCGACACTTGAAACTTTCCGGCTTGTCTGCGATCCGGTTCGGGATGGTATTTGAAAAGATGATGTTTCCTGCGATTTCTTCCCACTGGTGGGCTATTGTGTCATTTGCATTCGTCCGGCACGATGTCCACCGCCTGCCGCCCGGAGTGCTGACCGTGAGATAATGTCTTGGTACTGCCTGCTTCATACAATACATCATTCCCTGAATGTAATATTTGAAGTCCCATTCGCGAAAGGCGTTTTTTTCGCCTACGCTGTCTTTGAGCTTTTCGAGTTCGTCAAATTTCTTGTCATTGACGCATTTATGCTCCCAGACGTGCCATGTCGCCGGGGCTTCAAGGATTCCCTTAATCATCCCATCGAGATACCCTTTAAGGTGTCCTGCGCAACCTTCGCAGGCAATCTGTTGTGTGGGGTTTTGTGGGTCACGGTCGAAAAGCTGAATGAACGGCATGAGCTTCAAGTACCCTGCCATTTCAGCCTCTTGATGGTGGCCGTCCTGAAAGATGCGGAGTGTCTGTGCCGAAAAATTCGGCTTCAAGACACCCCGAAAGGCGTAAAATATCGAGCGTTCGCACTCCGAGCCGAGAACGCCCATTCCCAAGCGGTATGATGGCCGCTTGTTCGCCCTGTTCCGGGCTTCAATTTCCGCCTCTATGGCGGAAATGGTTTGATTTACTGCCGTATAGGACAGTGTTTCGTTTTCCATTGTTTTTCATCCTTTGGGTAAAATTTGAGCGACTGTCAGTGTGACAAAAGACTTTCGTTATGTCAACTGCAATTTATTTTCTAAAATTTTCTAAGATTTTAGAAAAAACGATTGACGTATTGAGGCAATGCACCCCAAAGATGGATAAGGCAAAACACGAAGGAGGTGTTTACACATGAGCAAAAAGCCCGCGATCACAGACAATCGCGGGGTGATTTCCTTTCAGGATGACAACTGCAAGGAAATTGACCGCATCATTGCGGATTTCGGATTTCGGAATAAATCCGAAATATACCGCAAAGCGTTCCAGAAAGGCTGGCCGATTCTATTAAGGGAATTGGCAGCCGAAAACAAAAAAAGGAGTAAGCGATGACGCCTGAAGAGAAAAAAGAGCTGGTCAAAAAGTATTTCGCTGCAAAGGCGAAAGAGGATAAGGCCAAAAAAGAGCGTAAGGAGATTGAAGAGATTTTTCAATCTGAATACGCGCCCGAAGTCCCTGAAGGTCAAAAGTCAAAGACCTTTGAAGAGGACACTTTCAAGATTGTCTGCAAAAAGGCAGACAAAACACTGGTGCTGGATGAAAAGATGTATCTTTTAATCCGGCAAAATATCCCGGCAGAGCAAAGACCTGAAAAGGTCAAGTTTTCGCTTGACGTTGAAGGGTATGAATGGTTGAAGAAAAACAACTATGAAGCATACCGGACGGTCAGCGAATGCGTGTCTGAAAAAGACACTGCCCCAAGCATCACAATCACGAAAAAGTGAGGTAAAAAATGGCATTTGATCCGACAACTATCATTGACGGAGTGCAGCCGAAGTCCCGGAAAATGGTTCTTTACGGCACTCCCAAACTTGGGAAAAGTACACTGGCCAGTATGGCCAAAAACTCGTTCCTTATTCCCACCGAAGACCGGGTTGCGCACATTGACTGCAAAAAAAGCCCGATCTGCCATACTTATGCTGAGGTTTTCGATGTTATGGTTTGGCTTCTTGAAAACAAGGCCAATCATAATTTCCGCCGCATCATAATTGACAGTCTTGACTGGCTGGAACCAATGCTGCATCAATATGTCCTCGAAAAACTTCAAGCCAATGGCAGCAAGGCTAAAACTCTGACCGATGACAACTCAAAAGACACCGCATTTTTCAAGGGTCTGCAATTTCACGCCGTTAATGGCTGGAAGTCATTCCTTAAAAATTGCGACCTGTTATGTGCCGCTGGTTTCGATGTGATTCTTGTCGCGCATGACCGCATTATCAAGGTCGATCCGCCAACGGGCGAAAAGTCTTATGATATGCACGTTATGAAGATAGACAAGTATTCTCTGCCGGTCATTGAAGAATGGGCTGACATTATCGCGTTCTACGATCAGCGTGTTTACGTTATCCCGGAAAACGAAAAGAGTAAGAAGGGTAAGGCGACAGCCGCATCCGATAAGCGTTCGCTTTATCTTTCCGGAGAAAGCCCGGCCATGATGTCAGGGAACAGTTTCGGCCTTCCAGATGTCGATGTGTCGCTTGAAGAGTGTCAGGAAGTAATGGAATGGGTATTGACCGCAAACATGAACCCTGAAAAGAAAAAAGAAATTGAAGTAAGCAAAAAGAAAAAGGGAGAATAAAAGCATGGAAATGAACACAATGCAAAATGAAACACTGAGCTTTGAAGCCAACTTTGAAGATACTGAGTTTGGATTTAAGTGTCCCCCTGCCGGAGACTATGCGTGTGCAATTACCAACGCAACATACGCGCCGACCAAAGATGGAAATGGAAAACTCCTGACCATTGAATACACCATTATCGAAGGTTCGCAGCAGGGACAGAAAATCTATGACAGATTGTGTTTAGTGCATGAAAAACCATCGACTCAAAAAATGTCAATCAGCAGGTTCAATGCAGTCCTGAAGGCAATCGGTGTTCGCGGATTCAAGCATCAAAATGAGCTGCTGAATAAAACGCTGCGCATTAAAACCCGTGTTGCAAAAAGTAAGGATGAGCGTTATGGCGATCAGGCGGTCATTGACGAATATATCCCGATGAATGCGGGCGGATTTCAGCAGCAGGTCGCACAAAATGTTCAGCAGCCGTCACAACCGACAACTGGAGTTCAGGGCAACCAGCCGTGGCAACAGAAAATGGGCATGTGATATGAAACTTTTCGGAAAACCGATGACAGCCGGGAAAGACCGGCTTTTATTATCTGGAGAGTTTATATGTTGAAAAAATACAGAATAACCATTAGCGGAAGTTGAAGAAGTTGTCATAAAGAAGGCAAAAACCCCGGATGATTAATCCGGGGTTTTTTGGTTGTTAGAATTTTACAGATGGAATTAGCGACATGATAATCCGGTTGCCCGTGCCACCGCTTGCCACTGCAACCCAATTACCAAGACCATCAGAGGCAACACTGATCCAAACCCTATCATCAAACCCGGATATTGGTGTCCATGTCGCGCCGTTATTTGTTGACCGGATAATCCGGTTGCCCGTGCCACCGTTTGCCACTGCAACCCAATTACCAAGACCATCAGAGGCAACACTGTACCAATTCCTATCATCAAACCCGGATATTGGTGTCCATGTCGCGCCGTTATTTGTTGACCGG